GGCTGATCGAGGAGGGGCGCGCTGGCCGCGCCGAGGCACCCCCCAGGGGGATCAAGCCTCTGACCTGCGGTTTTGCTGTTTGCTGTGCCGACTCGCTCAAGGCTTAGGTTGCCCTTAGTCACACACTTTGGTCCAAGCTCATGCCCTCTGACCTGCGGTTATGTCGCTATGATCGAAACAATGGCTTAGGCTGAGGCAGCAAACATGTGCTCATCGTTTGCTCCGTCAAGGGTCGGGCATGGTACAGCACGCGTAGCGTGCATGTCAACACTCTCGGTGTGTCGGTTTTTGGCGTGTCGCACTGTGGCTAACGTGCCCTTAGGTGTGCCCTTAGTGCCGTGCCTTAGTGCCCTGTGTGCTGTGCCTTGTGTGGCGTATGGCGCTGTGCTTAGCGCTCCCCTGTGCATTGCCTTAGGTGTGTGCCTTAGGTGGTTCTGTGTGCCCTGTGTGTTGGCCGCTGTGCTGTGCTCTGGCCGCTGTGTGTGCGGCTGGCTGTGTGCGTCCCTGTGTGGCTGTGCCCTAGTGCGCTGTGTGTGTATGGCTGGCGCTGGCTGTGTGTCGCTGTGTGTGCTTCTTAGCGCTGCGCCTAGTCGCTGGTATGGCCGCGCCGTGTTTGTGGCTGTGTGTGGCTGTGAGGCTGTGTTGTGTGTGCCCTAGCCGCGTGGTTGTGCGGCTGTGTGTTGGCGCGTGCGTTTGGCTGGTCTATCTGCGCATGTTCTAAAAAGCTGCTCGGTTCACTAACCGGTTAGCGCTAACCCAATCGCTAACGCGCTTGCACGCTTTGTATGTGGCGCGTAACGTGTCGCTTGTCAGTCACCACAACCACCTAGCCGAAAGGTCACCACACCATGACTCACACCCTTATCCAGGCCACCGCACGCGTTCACGTTCCCGGCGCTACCGAGTGCTACGAAACGCCAGCAGAAGCGTATGAACGCGCTGAGTTCCTGCGCAGTGTTGGCTACGTCGCTTGGGTCGACGTGCGCCAAGGTGACGCTTGGGTCGAACGTGACGCGTCTCAGTACGCAGAGCACGACGTAGACGACACAACCGCCGACGACATTGCCGATATGCACGATTGGGCAGCTAAGGCAGAAGCGGAACGCGCTTTTGCACGCCTTATGCAACGTGCCCACGGTCTGATTGACCGCGCTTACATGTCCAGCAAGGTTGGCTATGCGCAGAGCGCCATTGCTACGGCACAGCGTGCCCTCACGGTCACCACCGACGCGTACGCCGTGGGCGAGGCTAACCACTTGATCGGCGAAGCAACACGCTTGGTTGACCGTCTCAACAACAACTACGCGGCGGCTAAGGGCCGGTACTAGCCAGCGTTACCGGCCCGGTTTGGCTCACAGCCTGCCGGGCCGGTCCCTTACCTAACCCACAACCACCTAAGGCAGGACAACCGACTATGAACGCTCAACAGATCAACGTCACCACAGAACGCGCTTTGACACGTCTCGGAGTAATGCGACTGGCCGCGCTAGTCACGCTTGGCGCTGGCCTGGCCGCGCTGGTCACCTACTGGCCGCACTACTAAGAGAACGGGGGACCATCATGCTTAACCTCACCTACTCCGACGCTGGCGCGTTCATGCGCCAAGTGATGGCGACCGGCGCGTTCGTGGCGTGTCACCAGGACGACGACGACGGGACCACCTACATGGTTGTCACAATCAATGGTGTCGAGTATGTCCGCTGGCGCGCTGCGGATAGATGGCCTATCGACACTTGCACGATGGACCATTGCACAGACTTGTCTGACATGTCTGCGGACGAACGTGCCGCGATTGTGTCGATATGGCTTAGGCACGATTAGCCGCGCTCCCCTGGCTTAGAACCCGTTGCCCGGTTCGGGTAGCGGGTTCTCTGCTTTGTGTGCCCTGGCCGCGCTGAGAGTGCCAGCCAGCCGGACACGAACCAAGCAGCTCCGTCGCTGGCTGGCTGCCCTGGCCGCTAAGCCACCTAAGCCTCACGCGCTACCGAACCACCTAACGCCACACAGCGACACACCAACACACAGCCTGAACAGGCACTTTATGACGCACATACCTAACGTGTTGCAAACACAGTAAGAGCTGTGTAACTTGTCTCTTGTCACCACAACCACCGGCCCAACCAGCCGACACCGGAAGGACATAGATATGACTGCCACTCTGACCAAGCTGTCACAGCGGACTCTGCGCACCGGCTGCCCTAAGTGCAAAAACGAGGGACCGTTCTACTTGGCCGCAGACGAGACCGGCGCAGAGCACTTGGTTATCAAAAACTCACTTACCCGTTCTGCCGCACAGGGCGAGACCGTCCCGGCGCAATACCTGCACGTGTGCATCGACAACTACGGCACCAACGAGGGCAACGGAAACGCTACCGGCGGTAGCTCTACCGAGACCGGTACCGAGACCAAGCACGCTAGCGCAGTGCAAGCCGCCTACGAACGCGCCAATGGTGACGCCGCCGAGACCGCGCCCACGGCTAGCGCCAGCGGCAACACAGACGAAATGGCCGCACTGCGGGAACTGTTGCTTAAGGTTCTCGGTAAGCAACAGCTTGACGAGACGCAAATCGAAGCGATCATTTCGCGCAAGATGGACGAATACGTTTACCCGACGCGTACCTATGTCCAGACCGAGACCGAGACGCGAGAAATTGAAGGCGTGACGCACAAGCAATTCGGCGACATTCTCGACGCCATTGCCAGCGGTGAGAATGTCCAGCTGGTCGGTGGTCCCGGCGTCGGTAAGACTCACGTGTGCGAACAGGTGGCAGAAGCGCTTGACCGTGAGTTCTACGTCGTCAACTTTCACTTGCAGAGCACGGCTAGCGAGCTTAAGGGCTACATGTCCGCTACGGGCGAGTACGTGCCCACGGCGGTCTACGATTGGGCAACCAATCCTGAGGGTGGCGTGTTGCTCTGCGATGAAGTAGACCGGGCGCACGCTGGTATCCTGGCCGGTCTCAACTCCATCCTGTCTAACCGCTTCTTGGCGCTCCCCAATCGTGAGATTGTGCGTCTCAACGATAAGCACGTGATTCTGGCCGCTACGAACACGTGGGGTATGGGTCCGACGTGGGAATACCCGGCAGCTCAGAAATTCAGTGCTGAGTTCATGGATAGGTTCATCGCAATGGAAATTGAGATTGATACCGATATTGAAATGGCTGCCGCTATGGCTAAGGGTGCTCCGGTTGACGTGACCAAGCGTGCGGTTGCCTATGTCCAGCGCGTGCGGGAGAACGTCAAGCGTGAGGCTGTGACCGGCGTGGTTATCTCCCCGCGTGCGTCTCAGAAGATGGCCGCGCTTCTGGCGCGCAATGTCGATTGGGATAAGGCAGTCGCTTGGACCTTGCGTAAGGGCATGGATGAAGCTACTTGGCGCAAGGTGGCTTAGCCGCTAGCTAGTCCACAGGGGACCGGTTACCTACTTGGGTAGCCGGTCCCTTGCTTTGTGCCCTAAGCGCGCTTAGCGCGTGCCCTGGCCGCCAGCCAGCCAGCAATGTGTCGGAGCTGCTTGGTTTCCGTGCCCTGGCCGGACAAATGTTGCGCGGTTTCGTATGTATGCTGTACCTTGACCCGTAGCAGGTCACCACACACCACGCGGGAGGATTGAAAAATGCAGGTCACGAAAAAAGGCAACGTGTTACAGCACAGCTACGCCAGTCTCGCTGAGTTCTCCGAGTACCAGCGTGCCAACCAGCAATACGCAATGGACAAGCGAGACGCAGAAGCTAACCGGGCATTCTCTGGCGTAGCCAGCATTGATGAGGCTTGCGACAAAGCACAGCGCGGACTGCCAGAAGAAGGCGTTAAGGTTCTGGACACGTCACGCGCACTAGCCGATAGCGCCATGCGTCAAGTGTCCGCGTATGACATGGAAAGCACGTATGACGTAGCCGGTTCGTATGTCGATATGGGACGGTTCGTTACCGGTGAACCTGAGTGCATGATTCAAACCACGTTCGATGAAGTGCCCGTTACCCGTCCCGTCGTGACCATCGTTAGCAATATCAACGCTTCTGGCGGGATTGATAAAGACGACTTGCGGGAGCGTGGCCGGTTGATCGTGGCACTGATTAAGGCTGTGGAAACGTCGGGCCGGTCTACTGAGCTGTGGGTTGATTCAACCAACCAAGCACGCGGCAATCGGTTCTCTGAGCTAGACGAGTATTTCCGTATCAGCGTCAAGATCAAGGCAGCCAGCCAGCCGTTAGACATGGGAGCGGTTATGTACGCGTTCACAGACCCGTCCATGTTGCGCGTTCTCGGTTTCAACGCAATGCACGCGCTACCCAAGACTCACTACAAGCGCTATGGCATTGGGTTCGGCTACGGCTGTGTGGTTAAAGAGTCGATCAAGATTGAAGAGTCCTACGGACCGGGAGCGGTCTACTTGCCAGCCGTGCGCCTAGGGGATAACGCAGAATCGACAGTCACAGAAGCTTTACATGAGCTTGGTATTGGCTAGCTGGTACCGGTCCAACTAAGCGCCAGGGGAGCAAGTGCCCTGGCGCTTTTTTCATGCCCTGGCTAGCGCGTCCCCTAAGCGTCGCTAACGCGTTCTCGGGCACCCTTACCCTAGCCGGACCCTAAAAGTCTGCCAGCGTCGAAATTAGCGGCCATTTTGGAGCGCTCCCACGTGCCTAGCTCTGGCGTAGTCCGGTACCCGGTCCCCCTGGCTTGGCCGCTGGCGCTCCCCTGGCACGGCTACCGGCCTGTTGCCCTGGCCGCGCTCTGGCTGGCTTTACCCGGTCCCCTAAGGCGTGCCCTGTGTTGGTCCCTGGCCGCTGGCGCTAAGCAACCTAAGCGCGCTTAGCCGTAAGGCGTGGTTACCAGCGCTAGCGCGCGCTGGCTAGCGGCTCCCGCTAACTAGTTCGCAAGCCTAAGGGTTTGGTCGAAAAAAGGTTCGTTTGCCTAAGTAAATGTGTCGAACGGGTGTTCGATCGCTTAGCGGGCAAATCGCTCATCTGTTCGAGGGTGCTGCTCGGTTCCCACCCGGCCTAACGCCCGCTGCGTACCCGCTGACCAGGGCCAACCTAAGCCTAAGCGCCTCCCAGCCGAGGGGGCTGCTCGGTTCTCCACCGCCCCGCCCCGGCCTGACCAGGCCAAACGCCCAGCCGGGGGCCGAGGGGAAGAATTGGCATAATTGCAAAATTGGAAAATTGCGGAATTGAGAAAATTGGAAAATTGCGAAACCTAACGCTTCGCACGATCCACCCAGTACGCAGCCAACATTGCCGCATTCACAGCCGCCAACGCCGGAGCACTACCCGCCTGCGTAGCCGTAGCCGACACAGCCATAACCGTCTTAATGAACCGCACCAGGGACCAGTACGCGCCACGTGAGTACGCCTGAGCCGCACCACGCCCATACTTACGCTCATACGCGATCACAGCCGCCTTATGCGCCGCAATCAACTTAGCCGCGTCCGCTGGCTTGATAATCTTGCTCTCATCGCGGCCAATGCGCGGAATCCGCCTACCCTCAGCGTTAGCACCGTTCACAAAGTGGTCCTTATCGGAACCCGTAAGCCCAAGCGCATCAGCAGCCGCATTCGGATCACTGTGCTTCTCAGCAGCAGCATCCACAGCAGGGCGCTTATCCACAGTTAGGTCACTGTCGCCGCCCTTATTGCCACCCTTACCGCCTCCGGTACCGCCGCCACCGCGACCACCCATGCTTAACCCCCTTAGCAAGAACGATTTGACAAGCCATATAGGGCATGTATGGTGATTGCCATGAGCAGCCACAGCGATATCAAATGGGTCAGCCCAACCGGCTTGACCGTGATCTACCACGACGGGCGCATTGAGTTTCCCGACGAGCCGCACCCGCAGCTCCCGTTCAAGGACACGTCCAACAGGGGCAAGTTCGGCCTCAAGGGCGCGGTCCAGGCCGCGATGGCTGACGAGGATGCCGCCGACGCGCTAGCGATGGCGAGCTGACATGCCCACACAAACCCGACACACCTACGACGTAGGCGACCTGGTACGCGAACGTGCCACAGCTAAGGACTGGGAACTCATCTTCGACAACGGCAACGTCGTTGTCTACGAGAAGCCCGGCAGGTACGGCGGCATGTTCGAGCTGGAAGTCCGCTTCGACCGTGAGGGCCGCATCGAGTGGGCCGAGAAGCGTAAAGACGGCGAGTGGAACAACCGCATGTACGTGGCCGACGACTTCGGCACCACCGACGTGCAGATCGAAACCCTCCGACTGTTCTAAGGACACATAAACATGAGCGCATTCACCAAGTGGATCGACACGTTCCTAGACGAGAAGGGTGTAGACCTAAACCACACCTTCACCGTCGAAACACCCGGCCACATGTGGGAAACCCACTTCATCCCCGTATCCGTCGTGGTCGAGGTAGCCAAGGGCGTGTCCGCAGCCGAACAGCTACAGATCAAGAACACGCTGGTCAAGCTGGACGTGTGCAACCAGCCGGTGCTCCCCTACTTCGCACACCTAGCCAAGGCCCTCGCAGAGGCCGTGGACTAGCGTCTACCGGTGTAACTTGGTGGGCGGGTCTGGTTATCACATAACCGGGTCCGCCCACACGCATTTAAAGCTAAGGAACAGTAAGGGTGTCTAGCTTTCTCCCCGACATACCCGACAGCGCCGCAGCCCTCATGCTCAGACAAGAGCGCCAACGCCTCACGCAAGAGCGGATACGCCTAGTGCGCGAGATAGAGCACAATCAGCGCCGCATCGACGCAATCGACGCGCGTCTAAGGGAGGTTAACGATGGAGAGCGTGTACTCTCCGAGCATGGTTTCTGACGCCACACTGATTTCCATCGCCTCCCGCACCGAGGCAATTATCGCTGAGACTGTGGCGCTGTACGACGCCATACGCGAAGCTAAAGAAAACGGTTACTCGTACAACGAGCTAGAGCAAGCAACCAAGTTCACGCGCGGAACCTTGCAGAACATCGCCGCAGGTAAGAACCCGAGACTTTCAATAGAAGAACGCTGTTGACAGACTTTGTATGTGCCATGTACAGTGTGTGACATGAGCAACGACAGCTACAGCGCACTCGTCCTCCGTCCAGACGGCACCCGCGAGACGGTCACCATTTCGCGGGACCACAGCGAACTCCGCACGCTGCAAGGCATCGTCGGCGGAAACATCGAGGGTGTGTACGGCTGGACCAGCGAGGACGCGGAAGCGTTCGACGTGACCTTCATGGTCCATTCTGAGGGTAGAATCTTGAATCAGCCGGTGAACGTCCAGGCGACAGCTCTGTGGTGGAGCTTCAATCCTGGCGCTCGCGGCGTCGACCGCCTGCGCGGCGTGGTTGTGGTGACCGGTGGCGCAGACGGGGAGGGCAACACCCTGGCCGTCCCCAATCAGGTGGTCGAAGTGGTGGAGCGGGCGGGGGAGTAATCCCCCGTTCGTCTCCCGCTTCCATTCAAACTTTTCACTTTAGCTTTATTCGCTAAAGCATCCTAAATTTCCTAAACCTAAAAGGGGTGGCCCAACCATGCGTATGCAGCGTTACGAGGACAAGGAACGCGGCCTCAAGCGGAGCGTTATCACATTCGACTCATTCGATGACTTGCTAACCCACAACCGCGAAGGCACAGACCACCGCTCCAAGCACATGGACGACCCGTCGTTCTACGGCGTTAAGAACATGCAGGAAGCCGACCAGCTCGGCCAGAAGGGTTTGCCCAAGGCTGGCATCGAGGCGATCAACATTGCAGAGCATAAGGTGGCCCTGCTGGCAGGTGACCTGTACCGGCCCGCATACAACGAGTACCACGACACAGCCGGGGCGTTCGTGGACATGGGTCGCTACATGGAAGGTGAGCCGGAGTGCATGGTTGACTTCACGCCAACCGAGGAACCCGGCCAGAATAAGATCGTCGCCCTAATCCTCAACATTACTTACAACTGGGCGATTAGCGCTAAGGCCATTAAGGAAAACGGCCAGGCCATGTTTGCCCTAGTGGAAGCTATCGAAACTGCCGGGATGCAAGCTGAAATCTGGGTCGACATGTACGTGCGTGGCTTCGGTACCAATTACCGTGCCCGTACCGCAGTGCGGCTTAAGAAAGCCGGTGAGCCGTTCGACGTGTCCATGTTCATGTACGCGCTAACGCACAACTCATTCCTCCGCGCTCACCTGTTCAACGCGATGCACTCACACGATAAAGACGTGCGCGAAGCTTGCGGTATCCACCCGTCAGGTGGGTACGGTTCGTGCATCAACAACGCGGCAGACATGGAGGACTTTCCTCCGTACTCGATTTACATTCCCTGCATTTCCCACGACTCGCAGGCCGGTAAGTTCGTGCCCGCCGTGCTGCGCCAGCTCGGCCTCATGAAGTAGAAATGTCACAGTGACGGAAGGTGCTGCAATGGTTACCTGCGTGGATCACGGCCACGTTGACGAGCTGGGAGTCTGCGAGGGCGTAGTGAGCCTCTACGCGTCCCTGTCCGGCTCAGGGGAGTCGTACCCGCGCTGTGAGCGTCACTACCGGCTGTACGTCGAACGCGTGCAACCTCAGATCGACGCTATCCGGCAGCGCTACCCCGACACCGACCAGCCGCCAGACTGGTTCGACCCGACCTATGCGGGTGAAAGGTGGAACGAAGATGACTAAGTGCGACGTGTGCGGCGTGGCTATCGAACTAACTCCGTCGCCATACCTAACCTACTGCGTCGACTGCTTTAAGGACTTGCCCGATGACTAACGCGAAGCTCCTAAGCGAAACCATTGGCGTCGGCCCATGCCGGGTCTGCGGCAAGGGCACCAGCTTACTTAAGACGCACATCTGCCCGCGCTGCGCCGCCAAGCGTGAGCGCCCGTTCGCTATCGACGTTAAACCGACTAAGCACGCTTAGTGAAAACGGCTTGACGCCTTAGTATGTAGGGTGTACGATACGTGCATGAGTAATCGGAAACCAGGCAGCCCAGAGGCTAGGTTGGACCAGGTTCGCCACCTGGCGGAAACCGCCGACTGGCAGAGTAAGGCCGCGACCCCGCAGTTATTCCACCAGTTCATTCTCAGCATTCTTGACGCCACCGGCGACTGGACCGACGTTGGGGAGTTCGACAAGTGAGCAGCGACACCAGGCAAGACATGATCAGCGACATTATGGAACTGCTCAACGCTCCCGTTGAACCGCTACACCCCGACCTCGCTGGTTACCTCCACATGGACGGCCCGCTCGGCGCACCCATGCTCAAGCACCCGCTTGTGTTCAACATGTTCCACACAGAACGGGAGAACGCCCGCGTCAACGCCTGCTACGAAGGCAAGCGGGACGCCCTACATAAGGCATTCCGCGAATGCAACTGGACCAGCTACGTGTTCCTGCATGAGCGCCCGTACCGGCTCGACGCGTTCTCCATCATCAGGGACCGCATCACCAGCAACGACGCCTACTGGCCGCTGCTCGGCCTGATCTGGACCGACTCAGAGAACATCTGGGAGAACCGGGGCGCATGGTATCGGCGGCTAACCGAACCTAGGCGGATCGCGGACCGCCAGACCCTCATGTCCGTCAGCGACTACAACACGCTGCGCGACCTGCCCAGCTCATTCAAGGTCTACCGGGGCTTCAACGACGACGGAGACGCAGAGGGCCTGTCATGGACCCTCAACGCCGCCAAGGCTCGCTGGTTCGCAACCCGCTATGACCAGACCGGCGCGACCGTTGCGACCGGCACCGTCGACCGTGACGACGTGATCGCCTATTTCAGTAGCCGGGGCGAGGACGAGATTGTCGTACTGCCGGAGAACGTGCAGAACATGACCCTCCGGAGCGTCTAAGGTGGGCTGCTACACTGTCGCCCGCGCCCCTATAGCTCAGTTGGTAGAGCAGGAGACTTTTAATCTTCGGGTCCTAGGTTCGATCCCTAGTGGGGGCACCCATGCAACGCCCTAACGGACAATTCCTCATCACGCTCGTCTGCACAATGGACCTAGACAAGTGGATAGAGGACTTTAAGCTAGCAGGACCGCTCAGCGCTAAGACGTTCATACGTGAACTCGCTGCCGAGGCGGTACAGCACGAAATCGAGAAACACGGCCATAAGGCCATAGTGTCGCTTAAGCGACCATAAGCTCCAACGGGTGGACTCGAACCACCAACCACGCGATTAACAGTCGCGCGCTCTGCCAATTGAGCTACGGAGGAATGTATGTGGACCGTCTGGATGAAAGACGCCATAGACAACGACCGCATCGTGCTAAGCGACCTCAACCACGCTAAGGCGAGCAGTCTCATCAAAAACCTACAGGGCATCCTGCCCGATTCAGTTGTATGGATGGAGGAAGAATGAGCAGCAACCACGACGACCTCGAACCCGGCTGGGCCGGTCTAGGCCGGTTCCTGTGGCCCGTAGCTGTCTACGCCAAGATCAAAGGCTGGCTCATGCGTAAAGGCGTCATCAAGCCCAACAACTGGGACGATGGCCGCTAGTGACCACAGCCCTTCTGATCAGCGTTGTCCTGATCGTCGCCGCCATCCTGATCCCCAAGCCCCACCAGCGCGACCGTATGGCACGCATTGACGCGCTGCTAGACGCGGCAGAGCGCCGCAAAGAGCCGTCCCCGCGAATCGAACGCGACTAACCAAGTTTGCAGCCTGGCACCTAACCACTCGGACACAACGGCATTACCGCTTCTTCCGGCGCTTACCCTCATAGTGCCGGAAGTTTGCGTTTCTAAGCTCCTCCACCTTCACCCGAACGTGACCCGACCACGGATCACGCTCAACAGCAGACTTCGGAACCTCCACAGCCACAACACTCTGGCCGTAACCCTCCTGGCCCTTAACCGTCTTAGTAAAGAACCCATATTGCGAGTTCTCATCCCGATAAGACTTATCCATGCCAGGCCGATACTGCGGCTGAAACCCACGATCAACAATGTCACGCGCCGCACTCGCAGAAGTCCTGTGATACAGCGTCACCGTGGACGACCGGGAGCTAACCGGGCCACCGCCACCACCACCGCGACCGCCCATCACACCCCCTAAGCGTTAACCGCCTTACGGCGTTCATCCCAGAACGTCGGAAACTCCCGCACAGGTGGCAGGTCTAAGCCCTCCACATGCACAAGCCGCCCGTAACTAAGCAAGACGCTCGGCTCAAGGCGCTCCACCATCGCGGCCAGGCCCTCACGGAACAACGCTTGATCCTCAGGCTTCGCCCGCACACCGACCGCTGACACAGCCACAGGCCCACCCCGAGGCAGACCCTCAAAGCAGAAGTCGAACGTGTCTGAGCGTGCCCAGCAGGCCGTAGGAATGACCTTCACGCCCTGGCTCTGCCAGTACGCGCCACACCACCGGGACCGGTACACGTTCCAAAGCTGCGCTGCACGCGGCATATCGCGCCACAAACTGAAATCCGGTGTCAGGGCACCGCCGACCGCTGTAACTCGCCCCAGCGTCCTCTCAGGGCTTGTAAACGCCGTCTCAAAACGGTAGTCGTCCAAAAAGAAATGAATCGCGCCGTTCTCCCGAGCTGCACGCTCCCGCTGACGCGGCAGATGCCACGCCCCCAGGTAATCAGGCACCCAATCGCACCGCTCAAGATCAGGGAAACCGAACTGGTTGCTCGACGGGAAGATCGCACGCAGATTCAGCGCGTCCATCTTCGCCGGAGCCTCCGACCAATACTTAGATGACCGCGTGCCGTAAAGGCTAAGCACCTTAGACACGGACCACCCCCAAGTAAGTCAGCATGAGTACGTTTCTCAAAGTGGAGAGCAGAGGTCTTGATCCCCAAGCTCCATTACGGCTACCCGGCTTTCAAGGCCGGTCGCGGGACTCCCCGCTGCTTTACTCTCCGTGGGTACCCCGTACAGGACTTGAACCTGTGACCTACCGATTAAGAGTCGGCAGCTCTACCAACTGAGCTAACGAGGCAGAAATCCAGCCCGCTCCCGCAGTGCGGTGCAGGCTGAACAGTGTGTGCTAGACAGGAATCGAACCCGCGAAATCCTGAGTGGAAGTCAGGTACCCAGCCAACATGGGTTACTAGCACTAAGTGTGGGCTGTTTTGTTTAAGACCGGGTTACCCACCACCCGCAACGCTGACCGAGCTGGGATCGAACCAACAACCTCCGCGTCCAGAGCGCGGCGCAACTACCAGTTGTGCTACCGGTCATGGTGGCTTTAGCTGAGAATCGAACTCAGGTTCACCGGATCACAACCGGCTGCCTTACCACTAGGCTACTAAGCGTGGCCCCCGCGAGACTCGAACTCGCACTGACAGGTACCTAAAACCTGTGCCTCTGCCAATTGGGCTAGAGGGCCGGTAAATCTGCCTTACGTCAGTCGATCAGTTGGCCGTCTGGACCTTGGCCTGACTCGATCAGCCGGGTCCAGCCGCTCACGAACTCCGTGCATTCGCACGCGTAGTCGCCGTCGAATGGCTCGTCGGCGATGCAATGCCCGTCGTGGAACGGGGAGTGCGCATATCTCTCATATCCACACCGCGAGCAGGTTTGATCGCTCATGCGCCCGATCATCTCCCTTATGTCGGGTCGTCGGGCATCGGCCAACCCTGAACCGTGCAGGCTTGCGCGTCCTCGCGGGTGACGTGACCCCACTTCAAATGCTCAGGTGCATCGGGGTATTTCACAACGATTGGCCGGTGGCAGTCCCGGCAATTCACTGTCTGCATCACTTCTCCCTGTTCGCCGATAATTGTGCGCTACGTCAACTTGGCCACAGGACCATCGCCGTATCGACAAGGGGAGCGCTTGTCGGCATCTTCACGGTGGAAGTATTCGCCAACATCATCATGAAAGTAGGCATCCTCGCCGCATGACTGGCACTGGTCGGGCGGGTAACTCGACGCTAAGCCACTTAGCGTGGCTGCCGCCCGCCGCAATCGTTCGCCGTCGAACAGGCGCGCCCCCATTTCCGCCTCATGCAGTGCATCCATAATCTTCGCAAACGTGGTCACAACATCACCGTACACGGCTCATAATACATTGGCAACCCGGCCCCGACTCGAACGGGGAACCGGCGGCTTTGGAGACCGCTGCTCTACCAATTGAGCTACCGAGCTATGCGGGCTATACGGAGAAACAGCGCCCAACCTGCTAACTACGTTTCCACATTGTCTCCTGCCGTTCAGTCGGTGGACTAACCGAGGGGCCGCACGCCGTGAGGCGGGGTAATCCCTATCGTCTGGCTAGCAGGATTTGAACCTGCAACCCCTGGCACCCAAAGCCAGCGCTCTACCAAATTGAGCTACAGCCAGATTGCATTGCCGGTTTGAGGATACTCACGCATAGCCTTGGCAATGACTGTTGAAACTTACGCGTTACCGACCTTAGCGGGCTTCTTAGCCTGCTCCGGCACTTCCTCTTTAGGCCATGCCTTGCGATCCCGAAGCTCCTGCACAACGTCAAGCTTGTCTTTAGCAACCTTGATCGGGTCTTTCTCAATTTCAGCCATATCAATCTCCCTATTCAGTTGTATTTCCTACGAGCTGGATACCGGAATCGAACCGGTGAATCTGCGTTACGAAGGCAGCGCTTGACCACTAAGCTAATCCAGCAATTGAGCCGCGTTAAGCGACTTTGAGAAGATCCCGACACATACGAACAATCACCTAACCTCGCTTCTCCTGCGGCCAAGGATTATTGATCTTCCGCTTAACACGCGACGGAACCGGATTCGACGGCGGCGCAAGATCAGGCCGCTCGTTAATGCCCTCCGGCTCCCCGCACACGCAGCACGGATCACACAAGTCATGTCCCGGCGCGCAACACTTAGCTTTGAACTCCATCCGGAACCTCTATTTGATCTGGGGCGCATTCCACATGAAATAGCTTCCCCCAACCGCGCCCGTAAATCTTATGGAAACGCTCGGTAGGAACTGGCTTGCCGCACGCCACACAAGGCCGCTTGACCTTAGACGCACTCGGCATGAAACAGTTCCCCCGCGAACTCCGTAACTTCATCGCCCAGCCGGATCGAATCATCACACGCAACACAACGCGCGAAAACCTCCGACGTGTAAACCTCACTCATTAGCGAGAATCGCCGCAACCTTAGGAGCCAACGTGAACGCACGCGCCCAATCGAGCAACTGCGAATACGCCTCATCCTCAAGCTCAGCGCCACCCGGCCCCTGAGACAAATCCACGGTATTAAGGGTGCCGTCACCGTCGATGTACTGAACGATGCGCAGCTCCGCGACCATGATGTTGCCCTGGTCGTCGGGCGAAGAATTATCCGACACTATGCGAACCAATCTCTCGAAGTCTTATTTCGAGGCTTAGCGTTTTTACTGTCGCCAAGTTCCTGGTTGCACTTCAAGTGCATAGGCTCAAGATTCTTGACGGACGCCAACAGTGGTGAATCCGGCGGCAACGAAGCCACCGAGATTTTATGGTTAGCGGACGGACCCCACGGATTACTCTTGCGATAGTGCTTAAGCTTCCGACAATCAGGGCCGCAGTCCAAAGGAATCAAATGCGCGGTCTCTGCCGTGTACTTGCTCGTATCCACGAACTGGCAGACCGACTTGAGGTTAAGGTCAATTGCCTTTCGGCAGGTTGGGAGTGCGCAAATCTGAGACTGCCTCAGTACACGCTTACGCGCCCTAAGGTAATCGCGCTCAGTCTTACCAGTCCCACCCTTCTTCCTCAAATTCCCCGGCATCCGCTACCCCCTCGGCTATGGCCTCCCCATGTTTGCCCTTTCCAGACTTGTGCTCGCGGTAACGATTCCGGTGTGGGACCGCCGCGTTCGACCGGCGCAACTCCTGCCGACGAACCGCAGCGTCCCTACTCACTTAAGCCACCGCTTAGCCGCGCGATCAATATTCAGGTCCGACACGTTATTCGCCAACGTGCCCCGCCAATGACCAGGACCGTCCACACCCTTAGGCGCAGGCACATACACCTGCTTGTTATCAAGCAGCGCACTCACGATCATCTGGTGCAGCTTATTAGGCTGCTGAACTGGCTTCATTTAAACCGGCCTCAATTCTGTCGTCCCACGAATCCGCTTACCACGCGACGTGCCACCACAGTCCTTACAGCGGAGCATCTGATAAACACCCGCTGTAGTGACGTAAGCCTTCACGCCGTCTTTCTTCAAGTTCTCGCTATTGCACTTAACGCAACGCTCAACACCGTCGTCCACCGTCTCCTCATACAAAGCGAGGTTCAGGTTCAAATACGGCAAGTGATGCTCAAACAGCCGCCCAGTCAAACGAACGTCATGCTCGTTGTACTCGCGCATAATCTTCTGCGCGGCGCGCTTCTCAGCCTTAGTGCCGTGCCTAATATCCCACCAGAGGTCACTCCCTCCGTGATGAACCTTGCGGTCCTTAAGGATGATTCGGGACGACCAATCGAGCTTCATGCTCATCAGCCCGCCCTTAAACCAGCGGCGCACCGACTTAATCAAGTCAACCGACTTATACGGCGTCGGACGGCCCATGCCTAGGCGCAGGAACTCAGCCTCAAGCCATTGCAGGTCGAAACGGTCACCGTTCCACGTCACGACGATATCGGCGCTATCCATCGCATCCCACATGACTTGCATCATGGAGCGATAAGCGGCCTCGTCGTGATCGTCCCAAGCGGCCTTAAACATGACGCGATCCTCGCCGCGCCACTTAGCAGCCCAGCACAGAACGCGTGTAGGCACCTGCACCTGGTCAATGCCGACGAACTGCTTAAACAAGCCAAACGTCTCAACGATGGCCCGCTGCGTCTCAATGTCCAGGATCAGGACGCGGGCGCTCATGCGAACGCCCGAGGGTGCTTAGTGGCAGCCATAGCGCGCATGTAGTCGACTGCGTTCGGCCCGACGTTAATGGTGTACGCCTGCTCACCGAGCAGGACCGGCTTGACTGGCATAGAGGTCTTACCACGGAGACGCTTAATCTCCCGGTCAAGGAACCATTTAGCCTTCTCTAGGTCTTGAATCCACTCAAGCGAGTTCTTACCTTTGTTCTTACTGGTATCCAGTCGCGTAGCGCGTGCAATGTACTGCACAGCCTGCCCACCCGAACTGGTCAAGTTCTCAGTAATGCTGATCAGCTCAGCGCCATCCGACCAGCCATCTTTGTAATGCTCTGGGTTGATCGCGTCACGCTTAGCGGCCTTAGCAGCCTTCTCGGCCTCTAGATGCTCAAGCACTTCCTTTGGATCGGTCAATTTTTCCCCCAAGCGCCGCGAACAGCACAGACAACCGGTGAACCGGGTCATAGCGTTCAGGCAGCGCATTAATCACATGCAAGGTCACCACCAGCGGCAGCACACGCGCGCCAATCGGAAACCTCTGCAAGTAGCGGTCCCAGCCCTCACTAAGAAGCTCGCCAGGCGGTGCCGCAATCTCATATCCGACAATCGCGCAAAGTAACGCCAACCACGCATAGTCAGATGGCTTCACTGCACCCCCTTAAGAGAAAGGCGGGTGCCCCGACCCCTCGCCAGGACACCCGCCTCAGCGCAGCCAGAACCGGCTAGGTAACCAGTGGCTACCGCCGGGCGCGCTAAATCACTTCCGGAAGCTGAATCACCTTAGGGACGCCCTTCTCGCAATCGAGGCAAACCCGGTGACCCGAACCCCATACCTTTGTGTTTTCTCGTGAGTACACGTGCCCATTGCGGCAACGATTGACCCGCGTCAGAACTTCCGGCTCATCCTCGGTGTGCCATTTCAGATTCACCAGCCGGTTATCCGTGGGATCACCATTCAGCCACCGTGGAGCGCCCCCAGATGGCCTAGGGCCGACGAACGTCAGCAAGACCAGCATGTGTACCGCCCACGGCCTCCCAGCCGCTTTAACGCGCATACAGCCCCGCTCGTCTGCCCACTCGGACAGTTCCTTGCGAGGACCGCGAATCTTGCCCTGGTCGCTGGCCTGGTACCCCTTAAGTTCTGGAATAGGAATATCAGCCCACATTTGGGTACAACTTTCCCCTCTTTAATTAAATCATGACCAAGAGTTCCCTAGCGGGTCGCGTGATAAGTGAGCACGTCCCCGACGCGGAATAACGTCCGACCGTTAGCAGCTTTATGCCGCCTGATCTTGTCAGGATGACGCTTAGCCCAGTTGCGCACGTCCCACTCCGAAATGCCGAACCGCTCAGACAGTTGCTTAGCGCTCAGCATTTCGTTCACGTCGATAATCGAGTTATCGGACACCCAAGGCTGCCCGTACTCTGCCATCTTCTTATCGACCACTAGGCACGCCTCTAGGTCAATCTCCGCTAGGGCCGACCGGTAATGGTCAATGATCCTGCGGTACCGGTCGTCCTTAGTGTCCGCAGGCCACGGCCACTTAGCCACTGCCGGTCCGGTTGTAGGTCCACCAGACCCGCAGCGAGTCGAGCGTGTCGAACTTGCGACCATAGTAGTCCCACAGCAGATTGTCACCAGGGTTAAACGCCTCTAGGTGGTCTGCGTTCTGGTAGAAGATGATGCCGTCCGGACGCCCGAAGTTGTAGCGGAACACCCCGCCGTCCGGATGGCTAACCAGGGCCAGCCCGTTAGACGACCCCGCTAGCAATGTGTAACTCACTCGTCCCCCTCAGGCGTGATTGAGAACTTCCCGCTGGCGAACAGGTAGACCGTGAGCGCGGCCCCAACGACCGCGCCCACGAACAACCCCGACAAGTAATTGACCACTAGCCGGAAACCACCAGCTCCCAAGAGTTCTGGATCGCCGCGTTATCAGCAGGCGACTCAGCGGCCCGGTAGGCGGGCTTATCCACGTCGATCAGCAGCCACTTACCCGGCTCGAATGAGAACGCGTACACACCCTTGCTGTTCTTACGCAACGTCCCCACCGGATCGTTAGACCGCACGTGATTAATGGCGTCCAGCACGGCTTGCAGCTTCACGTCCAGGTTGGCGTGAATCTGACCGATAGCCTTACGCGCGGCCTTCCGCTCAGCGTCGGTAAGGGTCAGTACCTCACCCTCCCCCAGCGCGGTCGGCAGCACCTTAGCGCGCGCCACCTCATGCGGCTGCACCGCGTAGTCGCCTTTACGGCCATTCAACGTCGGAGCCTTAACGCTCACTACTCCCCCTCAATCCGATCCACGAAGCCCAAATCGAAAGCCTCCTGAGCGTTAAGCCACACGTCCTGGCGCGTCCACAGCGCCGCGAACTTCTCGGCAGAGCACTTACCACCGGACCGCTCAACGTAAATCTCACCGATACGCGTATTGAGCTTCCGGTAGAACGCCATCGTGTCCTCAAGCTCACCGATCTTGCCCGCCGTGTTGCCGGACAGTTCGTGAACCATGAAGAACGACTCAGGACCGATAACGCGTTCGTCGGCAGCCTGCACCAGGACCGTCGCCATGCTCGCGGCCAAGCCCCGAACGGTCATGGTCACCTTGTGCTGACCACCGCCCCGCAAGCTGTAGCGCGTCAGGTTGTCGAACAGGCTCAGGCCCGCGAGGCACGACCCGCCGCCGGAGTGAATCTCCACGTTCATGTCGCACGTCGGGTCCAGCCGGTGCCAGAACTCAAGGTGCTGCGCGCACTCAGCGACGTTCTTAGAGTCCACAGCACCAATGAAGTAGTGCTGATGAACCATGTCGTCCGTCGCCAGGAAATGACGCTCGGCCCGCTGCGCCTGGCCGGTCTGCAACTCCGCAAGGGCGGCCTTAGCCTCAACCTCACGCAGCTTGGCTGCCTTGAAAGCATCCTTGAAGCGGTCCTTAATGACCGTATCGTTCATCACTTAGCATTGCTCCAATCGCAGCTAATAGCGGGGCCACTCGTAACGCACTGAACAGTGCGACCGTCTGGCAATTCCTGCTTGTATGTATTGGCTGGCACGCCAGAGCCGCAGGCCGACAGCCCGAAAACTGTCAACACTGCGGCCCCGGCGATAGCGGCTTTACGCCACCGTTTCAAGGTCAACCTCTCCCTTATCCAACTGCTTAGTCTCGTGCTCTAGGAACTTCGGCGACTTCGCCTTTAGCACGTGCGGCACCATGCCCTCGATACGGACACACACGCCCTCGTCAACCGTCTTACGGTCGCTCAGCGGCAAGTAACCGCCAGCCGGGTATTCGTCCGCGTAGCGCAGGTCCATATACATTTCCTGGTACGCCTCCACAAAGGACTCTTCGTCCTCAGTGTCGGTCACCGTCTCAATGCTGTAACCGAACTCCGGCACGGTCTTAAGGTCCAGTGACCGGCAGAAGTCCTTAACGCCTTCCCATGAGAGGTCCGCGATAACGCCCTTAGGGTTCACCGTCGCAACCCGGTAGACGTAAAGCTCGCACTCACCCGGCGGCAGGTTATAGGTGTAACCCTTCTGGATCGGCTCATCCTTACTAACCCAGCCGACCAGCTCGCCATAGATGATGAAGTTCTCCGGAATCTTGCCCTCAAGCTTCTGGCCGAACCGCGCCCACAGGTCAGTGGCGTAGTAGTGGTTGTTCTCCGACCGGCCCTTAACCACATTCCGCGAGCCGAACACGTGCTTGTACTCGGTATCCGGAGTAGCAATGCCCAGCCGGTTCAGGAACCGCTCAAAGCGACCCTTAGTCCGGTTAACCGGGATATTGCCGCCGCGCCAACTCGTGCCGTGCAACTTCTGCGTGGTCACAATCCGACGAGGGTCGCGGAAGTAGTGCAGGTTCCGGAACAGATGCACCGTATCCAGGTGCTTCGGGAACAGCTTCTCGTCAACCTGCTTACGCACCTTGGGCTGGCCCTGCGTGGCCTGCTTCTTACCCTTCGGGACGTACTTCCGGCAGATCGTGTGGCCGTTCAGCTTGTCGAACGTGTCGCCCGGCTTGAGCGTCGACACGTCGTAGCCGGTATAGGCCAGCGACTCGACCGGCATCAGCAGCGCGTCCGACTGGTGCTTACGCAGCCGGAGCGCCTTAACGCGGGCATTCGGCTCTAGGTAGCCGGTCTCGCTCGCGTCCCGGTTCAGGGTGGCCTCACGGAACAGGTTGTTTTCCCGCGCGTACTCGGTATCAAGCTGAGTCTCGGCCATGAACAGCACCCGCAGCGCGCCCAGCTCGTAGCCCTCCTTTTGGGTGAGCGCCTGGTAGCCGAACATCGGCACGCCGACCAGGTTGTCCAGACCCTCTAGGAGAAGCCCCTGCGGCAACTTAACGATTGTCGCCGCGTAGTTAGCGTTCTCCGGAGCGTCAAAGCTCACTTAACCCACCGCCCTTCCACTCCCCACAAAATCCGGTCGATTACCTTAAGAACCTTGCGCCACGTCACTGCCGCCACCAGCCCTTTCCAAGTTTGTCCTGCAATTGCCGGTAAGTGGCCTCAACCCGCGTGACCTTAGAGCCATTAGGAATAGTGACCATCAAACCGTCCAAGTCGTAAATGGTGTGATTACCGCCGGGCCGTCGAATCTCGAAAGTCAGCCCTCGCACTCGCGCGGCCTTGTCGATCTTTCGCAGCACAACGGAAGTTTTCTCGTGAGACATTTCGTATCCTTTACGGGCCAGAGAGGTAGGGCCAGGGTCGCTAGCCCTACCTCCGGCGGTTTCGATTACCAGGCGGGAGCGTCGTTAGCGGCAGCCTGATAACCGCCGCCGTTGTTCTCCCGACGCTTACGCACGTTCTTCCCGACGAACTCGCCGTCGATTTCAAACACGGACCGCTTCTCACCCTCGCGGGTCTCAAACGACCGCTGCTTGAGCTTGCCGATCACCACAACAGAGTCACCCTTACGCAGGGCCTCAGCCGCCCCCTCAGCCAGCTCGCGCCACACAGTGGTACGGAGGAACACCGTCTCACCGTCCACCCACTCGTCACCCTTCTTAACCCGAGGCGTAGACGCCACAGAGAACTGAGCGACGGCGACGCCCGACTCAAGGAACCGCAATTCCGGATCAGCGGTAAGGTTGCCCTGAATCGAAATTTCAGCGTTAGGCACTAATCTTCTCCTTTATCATTTCTTCAACTTCTCTTAACGTCAGCCCGGTACGCATCGGAACCTTAGTGAACACCGCCACGCTTGGCCTTAGCTTTCTCCGCGCAATAGTCCTCATAATCGGACTTGCTTAACGTGGTGGCACACTCACTGTTGGTGCAGTAAATGCGATCCTCGCCAACCCAGCCGCCCAACGTCGGCAGCCCGCACTCAGGACATGGGACGCGCCTCCGCTCCCACACCCTTTGCAGCCCGATAATCCCGTCAGCCTTGGAATAGACCTCGCGGATATCAAGCGCTACCTCTAAGCCGCCGCTAAGCGTGATGAGGTCGCGCACCTGGTAGCCATCCGCCCGGTGCATCACCGCGCGAATCTGGCCGATCAGGTCAACGACCGTCAGGTTTAACGGAGCCTTAGGCTCAGCCGATGAACTGACTTTCGACTGCCCTACCGAACCGGGCACGTAGCCCTTATATTTTTCGAGCAAGTCGGAGTAAGTCGGGAGTTCATCTAGGCACTTCTGAATGTCCTTAACGCAGCCGTCGCACAGTGGACGTAGCGCGACCAAGGCCGGGCCGTCCGGAGTGCGGCTGACACACCTGCGCCCCGAACGGCAACGCTCCGCTAGTCCCATACGTCGAACACCCCGTCAAGGAATGACTCGAACAGGTCGGACAGGAACCGCCGCCAGTTCCGGCGGGGACGGTTACGACGCCAGCGCATCGTTCTCCTCCTTAAGGATTTCCTGGCGCTCCGCTTCCGTCGTCCCACCCCAAACGCCCTGGGTGCGGTCGAAATAGTCGGGATGAGCGCGGTCCCACTTGAGCGCCGCTTCTAAGCACTTCCGCTTAGCCGGGCAGCCGTTGCACACAGCGCGAGCCTCTGCGATCTGCTTTCGCCCGCCAGCTCCCTTCTTAGGAAAGAACGGGTCGTCGTCAGCGTCGGTAACCGTGCCCTTGCAGGCCGCTCCTGGCAGGTCGGGAATGTCCAGCTCCGGAATGAGCTTGGATCGCACGCCACTCACATTCGTTACCGGAATGCTGAACGCGTTACCCCGGCTGATCTGGTTAGCGTGGAACCGCATTTCAACGCCGACGCGCTGGTTAACCGAATACACTTACGCAACCTCTCCGTGAACTTCCCAGTAATCCGTACCGACGTATTCGCCGCGCTCTATCGCCAGCGCGTGCCTGGCGTTCGGCACCAACCCGCCACGAACCCCGAACCGGAGGGTCTTACCCAGGCCGTACTCCTCGCGCATCGCGGCCTCTAGGCATTGCTCCCGAACCTCGCACATCGTGTTGCACACACGCTTAGGCTCGGCTGCCGATCCACCCTTGCTAGGGAAGAACATTTCGGGGTCAATGAACTGGCACGCCGCCAGCTCCCGCCAGTTCGATTCCGGTGTCGCCAACTTCCCAAATCCTTATCTCAATCCGTGGATTTTTCGTATCCGTATCCGTTACTGCCATGCGCGTTTGTTTGACGTACTTAGAGTTGTCGTCAGGCCAAACGCCAGCCCGCACTAATCCGTCTAATGCCCCTTTAACGAAAGGGCCGAGGGAATCGGAATCGGTAGCGCGCCGAGTTGGCGTGTACCAGAGGAATGACACGACGGACGGACCTAAGTCCTTAATGCCCGCCCGCCGGGCCAACCAGAAAACCGTGTCCCCTACCTCTTGCTTAGCCTTTCGGACTACCGCCCAATGTGCGCGCCGCTGATCGTTAGCGGTCATTGGTGGCCGTTTGAAAGGCGCTACTAGCAGGTGCTCCAACTGTCCCCCGTTAAGGGGAGGGGGAAGTTAGTTAGATGGGTGCGCAGCACAGACCTCGCCGCTTCGATTCGGGTCTTGGGCCAGGCTTGGGGCGACATGGGAACCATCCCACCTTGGGATCGGGTTAACCGCCCTTTAACGCACCCATCCAAGTCTTTACTTGAGTTCGATACGGACCGATTGCTCGTACGGCAAGTCACCGCCGGTCTTGGTCCGATGAACTACCCTGTCGTGCTCGGCAAGGCCGGTAACCTCAAGCACCTTGGTCTTGCGGTCGTAGGTAAGGCCCACCTTGCCGGTAATGGCGATAGCCATGCCGTCGCCGGTAATGCTGACACTCACCAGTAGCTCCTTAGAGCCTTAGGGCCACCGCCGTCCGTCATGGCGTCCAGAGTCGCCCCCACGCCGCCGACGTTCCAGTGATCGGACTGGCCCAGTGTCTCCCCGATGCCTAGCATTGCGTCGTCGGGAATGTCCGTCCCGATACGCTCAGCGGAAACCAGGTCGTAGTGCGTATAGCCGTCCTCCTCCTCAGCGGAGAAGTGGAATCGCACGTCTATGTAGCTACCCGCGCTCGCCATCAGATTCCTCCTCTGAGTAAAGGTCGTCCACGTAGGTATCCATCGCCTTAATCGCCCTAGCGAAAACGATCACAACCACCACAGCGACGAACCCAAAGATCACCAGCCCGAGCATCAGAAGTCCCCCGGCTGAACTTGCAGGCACTTAAGGCCCAACGACCGCCACAGATTCACAACCTGGTCCCGGTCGTCCAACACAAACCGCACGTTGTACTTACCGCGAATGTTCTGGTCGAACAGGTCGTACTTGACCAGGTAATCCGGCAGCTTGTTACCGTGCTCATCCTTAGCGCCGGTAGGCCGCATGTGCAGCTCGTCGTAAGGAATGGCGTTCTTCCACAACCATTCCTGAGTCGCTTCCCGGCAGGAATCGTCCCGACCAGACACGATCAGCACGTGGACACCGTTAGGACCGCCGTAGTAGTCCACCAGGCCGACCAGCCAACGAATCTGCTCGTCAACCACGTCGGTATGGACCTGCGTGTAGTCGTAAGGTGACCGGCCCGTCATGTGCGCCAAGGTGCCGTCGATATCCACGATGATGGCCTCCGGCAGACCCTCCAACCATTCGACCGGCTTAGGATCGAACGTCGGGGGAGCCTGAATATTCGGCCAGTTCTTAATCGGGTGACGCTTAGCCATCCGGTTAATCACTTCCGCGCCGACAGTCCGGTCTCCGGCCTCACCGCGCTTAAAGTCATTGACGATGCAGTAGCTAGCGGGCGTCTCGATATCGACGCGCTTGAACTCCGCGCCGTACATGCTCGCCATCTTCGCCCACTTACGCAGATAAGACGGCTCCAAATGCGTAGCGTCCACCACGACCGAGATACCGGCCTTAAGGAACGCGCTAACCTGCGCCCGCTCCGCTACCGTGACCTCATCCTCAAGCTCTTTCTTGCCCGAGAAATAGGTACCGTGAAGCATCATGCGCAGATCGTCACGACACACGACAACCGCGCCGGTCTCGTTAGCGATTTCACGCGCCCTGGTGGATTTACCTGAGCCGGGATAACCCCGCATGGCCCATAAGGTCGTCATTCCGACCCCCTCTCTTGCTCGCTTTCAAGTACAACACATGTACTCCGGAAACGTGCGAAAGTGTCCGAAAAGTCGGACACTCCCCGCTACGACTGACGCGCTAAAACGTCCCTGACCTGCGCAAACGATTGCCGGCCTAGAAACTTTCCGTTCTCCCAAACGGGACGGAGCAAGCTCGCCTTCTCATCCTCAATCGACGCGTTCTGCTTGAGCGCCAGATCGCACCAGATGTTCTCCAACACCGCCAACCGGCCCGTCGCAGACTTCTTCGTGCCGTCGTCCGTCACCGGATTCTTAAGCAGGTTGTAGCCCTTGCCGTCGACCTCAGCCCACGTCGCTTTCATCGCGGACCCGAACGTGTCGCGGGTGTTGTACTGGTACGTATAGCTGCCCACGCCAAACACCACGTTGGACGACGCGTAACCCAGCCGCTCCATACGCCGGGTAATGCGCTCGGCGCGCTCAATCGTGATTGAGTCGCCATAGATCACACCCACGTGCGGATCAAGCTCAATGAACCCGGCAGGATTCTTCTTACCGCCGAAATGCTCATACAGCAGGCCCAGGACACCCATGCCCGCCGGAGAACCCATAGGCTTCGTTTCGTCGCCGCAAATGATGGTCTCCGGATCACCGGAGTCAGGCCGAATGACCAGCTTCCCGTCCCGGCCCACGATCTGCTTATACAGCGTCGGCAGGTACGTGGTTAGCACCTTCCACAGGTCGAACGTGTCGCTAACGACGCTAACGATGCCGGTCGGGTACAGGTCCAGCAGCCGCCTAAACGTCTCAAGCTCCCCGACCGTCTCAATGCCGGTACACATCACCGAGTGCTCGGTAGCCGGGACCGACCCCGCGACGTAATCGCCGCCGTAGTAGCGGTCGATCCAATCGAGTGAGACCAGCGAGTCCGTACCAGTGAAGCTCAGCAGGTGCGCCGCGCCCGACGCCGCCGCGCTCTCATGCGAGGACATGCCCCGGTAAGAGAAGTCATGACACTGCCAGTCGACGCCCGCCAGGTCCGAGCCGGTCCGCAAGGCCGCAGCCTCAAGCACCCGCCGGTACTGCTTAGCGATGGTCGCGCTGGTGCTGGCCTGCCACACCCCGGCGCTCAGGCCGGTCTCGATGTAGTTGGTCAGCCAGTAGAACGACTCGTGAGTGTTCTCCACCGTGAACGATGGCACCCCGATAGGCACTAGCGTCCCCTCAGGCACCGCGCAGAACCGCAGCGGCAGGAACCCCAGCCGATGCAACTGGCGAATGTGGTCCGACCCAATCGAATAAGCCGCATCCGGCCCGAGAATCTGGGCAACGCGCTCCTCGTAAAGCGCGGCCACCGTGTTCTCATGGGTGGCAAAGAACGGTTCAAACGCTTCCATCAGGTGCTTAGCGATGTAAGCCTGCAAGCCGAAATGTACGACCTTATCGACGCCCGACAGGCGCGACTTACGGTTGGTGTAGTTGGAATACACCCGCGTCACGTTCCCGCTAAGCGCGTACTGGTCGACGTGGCCCAGCTTGTATGCGTCCGTCTCGAATAGCGCCGCAACCGGCGCAAACTTCGTGCTCACCCTATCCCCTTAAGCTCAACCATCGCCTGGTGCATGTATGTGTAGGTCGGCACAATCGACGTAGCCACGCCCACCCGGTTATGCCCAGGGTGAGAGTCGGTCGTCATAATGCGCCCGTAGTAATTCCGGAGGTTGGTAGCAGCTCCGGAGAAAATGCCGTGCGTAACCCAAAGGTCGATATTCTCTTTGGGTAGGAATGTGTCGTGAGCCAGCATCAGGAACGTCCGGCCACCGTCGCAGATATCATCGACAACCAGGTACTTACCGCTTCTAGGCAGGTTAGGCACCTTAATTTCGAGAATCTGGCCGGTAACAAAGTCCCGGTCCTTCTCGGCCACATACAGGTCCAGCCCGTATTCCTTAGCGACCGCCTCAGCACGATCCCGCGCGCCCTTATCCGGCGCAATGATGCCGTCGTACCGCCAATGACCCTGGCTCTCTAGCGCCCTATCCAGCAGCGGCAGAGGCTCAAGCGGGCAGATGTTCCGAACCAGCCGGTTAGCGACCGGCGAATGCGGATCAATGACAATGACGTGCTCCGCATAGGCTGAGTTGTTGATCAAGTCCGCGTACACCCGCAGCCCGAACGGCGTCCCCCGGTCCGCGCGAGCAGCCGGAAGGTACGGCAGGAACAACACGAACGCCTGACCCTGTTGCGCAGCGTGGTCGGCCAGCAGCAGCGCTGTCACCAGATCGTCCGTACCGGCTCCCCGTACGTCCGCGATCCACGTCACGCCATCCAAGTCCAGTGGCCCCAGGATGTTCTTAAGGTGCAGCTCCCCGCCGGGGAACTTGAACGGCTCCGCAGCCGCGTTAATCGTGCCTAGCTTCTCGGCATAAACCTTTAGATGAACGGCCACCAGGGCGCTCCTGTCTTAATTCCCAGCAGACCGGCAATCGAGTAGACGAAGTGGCTGGACCTAAGGTCGCTAACCGTGTCCTCGTCTAGAACTTCGCCGATTGGGTTTTCGTAATCGTCGTCAGGCTCCATTGACTGCCCCTACCGATAGGTTCGCCCTGTAACTCCCGCCATGAACTGCGAAGATGCGAACTTCAACCTCATCCCCAGGCTTAATGCCTAGGTCTTTCCCCATCTGCACAAACTGCTCTACGTCCCCGAAATGGATCGGGTGGCTCAACTCGACGGACTGCTTATGCTTAACTGTCACGCGGGTAGTCCTCTTCGTCGTCGTAACCGCCCTCGCAGCGCTCACAAGCTCCGTGACGGAATCCATAGGTCGACTGGCCGCAACCTGAACAGCGGTCTCTAACTGGCGTAAACGTGCTCACTCGGGTACCTCCATTGCCCCGCCGCGAATACCTCAATTACCTGTTCCCGCTCAGCCCACTTAGCGCACTCGTCAAACACTGGGCAGCGCTCGCATAAGAGCCGCATTTCCACATGATCGCGCCAGCTAAGCGTTTCAACCCGACCGGTAAACCGGCCATCGTTATCGCAAGCCGCCTCGTCTTGCCAACGGAGCGGCTTACCTTCCATTAGCGCCTTAATGTCTACGCTCACGTGATCCTCTGGTAGTGGCCCTCGAAATTCAGGGCAAGATCGCCCATTCGACCGTTACGGTTCTTACCGATAATCATTTGCAGAATGCCGGGGTCGTCCTCGTCGGTATGCAACAAAAGAACCACGTCGCTATCCTGCTCAATCGCCCCCGACTCGCGTAGGTCCGCAATTGTCGGCGCACGCGGCTTACCGTCCTTAACGGGACCGCGATTCAATTGCGCACACTGGACCATCGCCACGTTAAGCTCACGCGCCGCGATCTTTAGCGACCGCGACATGTGCGACACCTGCTGCTCGCGCGACACCTTGCTATCGGACGGCTTAACCAATTGCAGATAGTCCACGACGACCACACCCAGATTCCCGACCGACCGGCAGTGAGCCACGATCTGCTCCGTGGTGATCGTCGCCCGGTCCACAACCTGTAGCGGAATGGTGTCGTTCAACTTAATAAAGTTGTCGATCTTGGCGCGGTCCTCTAAGTCCAGCTTCTTCTTCATGATCTTGGAGAAGTCGACACTGGACCCGGCAGAGACCAAACGTGACGTGACCTCATCGCTCGACATTTCAAGCGTGAAGTACGCCGATGGGAAACCCCAGAACGCCGCATTGCTCGCCATCTGCAACGCTGCGACACTTTTACCGCCGCCCGGCCTGGCGGCAATCGTGTAAAGCCTGCCGCGCTGCAAGCCGCCATTCAGGCGCTCGTTTAGCGGCTCCCAAGGCGTCTTGATATAGCCCTCACTGGTCGACTGCCAGTGCTCCCAGGACTCGATCATTTTTCCGAAGCCAAGCGCCCGGTCGTCCGGTTCGTGCTCCTGCCGGAAGAACTTCTCACCCTCCCCTAGCAGGCTGGCAACGTCGTCGCTGGTCGACGCCTCGGAGTAGGCCAGTTGCTTAAGCCGGTTGCCCAGCTCGGCCATTCGGCGCAGCTTCGCCTTGTCCAGCATCATCCGCGCGTACGTCTCAGCATTAGTGGCCGTAGGCGTGTTCTCGATGCAGGTCAGCAGGTACGGTGCCCCGCCGATCTTGCGGAGCTGGCCGCGCGTTTCGAGTTCCTTAGCGACGGTCATGGCATCGACCGCCTCGCCAGCAGCGAGCAGACCTATCGCCGCCGCGAAAATGTCCGCATGAATCGGACGGTAAAAGTCCTCAGCGGTTACTAACGTCGAAAGCGTGTTAAGCGCCTTTGACGACATAAGCAGCGACCCAATAACGCACTGCTCGGCAGTCTGATCATTAGGTGGCTGTACCTCGGTCAAGCTGCAACCCTTCCACGGAGTTCATTCAGCCAGTCCCGTTTAGCGCGATCCATCCAGGCCCGACGCGAGTTCACGTCAAGACCATCCGGCGGAACGGGAGGCGAGAAGATGTATCCGTAAGCCTTAAGCGGTGAAACCTGCCCCGTCTTAAGGCACTCAGTGATCGTGTTCCTTAACGTGGCCGCGCGCTGTGCCTCTTTCTGTGCCTCGCTGACCAGGTTGGGCAGAATGCCCGGCCCAAAGTCCTTAGCGAGCCAGAGGTTAAGTGCGCGTTCCAAAATTTCCGGGTCGATACCCTCGCGCAGCATTTCAGCTGTCTTTTTGACTAGCTGTTGCCGAATGGCGAACGGGTGCGACTCCGGAATGGTCTTACGGACCAGCTTGCCCGCCTCGGTGTTCGGCTCAACGTCATCGTTCCAATGCTCGTAGTCGTTGAACTGAACGCCGATGAACTCGCCGTCCTTATCGACCCTGCGCCAAAGCCTGGCCTTAACCAGTGCATTAGCCTCGTCGCGTGTTCCCAGCTCTAGGACGACCTCGCGCGGTACGAACCCTCCGGATCGGTTATCCCGAGTCCATGCGTTGGCCTTAGCCCAAAGGCCAAGCGCAGCGTTACCGGCCTGCTTAGCCTTTGGGTGGTCCCAGAACTTCCGGTGGATTTTCCCGAAGTCGCTCATCCGAACGGGATGCCTCCGAAGCCGATGCCGCCGGTCGCCGGGTTTAGGTGCATACCGCCGCCCAGGTCGATACCCACCCCGCCCTTAGGGGTGATCACGAAGCCGGACCCGCCGGGGTCAGTCGCGCCGGGGTCGGTGCTACTGACGCCGTTCTCCGCGCTCGGCTGGCACGCAGTCATAGCTAAAGCCGTCCCGAATGCTGCCAGGAGCACCTTGAGGTTTCTCGACATGCTGAATCCCTCCATCGTTGGTTAAAAGAACCCACGTCGATCCCCGCCAAAGCAGGGGAATGTCAGCCGGGTTTTGCCAAGGGCGCACATGCCAGCCCTGCGTTTCCGCTTGGGCCGGGTGGTGCTCAATCCATCCGTGGCAGCCGGTCGTACCGTGGCCGCACACCAGGACGCAGTTTTCAGCCGTCCACAAGCCGCCCTGAGAGCGTTTCTGTCGGTGGTGAAGGGTGAGGTTGCCCCACCGGGTACACCGCTCACAGAAGCCCTCAGAGCGGAGCTTGAGGATTTGACGGCATTTCTTCTCGCTCACACCGGAGCGGGCGGGCACATATGGAGCCAGAACCAGTGAACGAACCTCACCACTCGCCCCTGCCCGCGTTCGCGTACGCCTGACGCACAGAAGCGCCCACCGACCGAATAGCGTCCAGCTTTGAGCTAAGCGCCCGGTTGGTGTCTTTCGCGTACTCGTAAGCGACCGCCCACGCGTCCCGCTCATCCTCAGCGGACATAACCTCTGGGACGATGTTCGCCGCGACCTTTTTCTCAGTCTGCGGACCCTTATGCGCCATAAACGCCTGAGCGTAAGCACGCTTGTAAGCGCGCTCCGTGTCCAGCTTCATCTTGAGAGCGTCCCGCGCCGCAATGATCCCTTCCGAGATTGCGTTAACGGTCTCTAAGATTTCCCGCTCTACAGATACCGGGTTGTACTCACTCAACAGTCCCCCTGTTCATGAAAGACCACCGGGACCGGCAAGCTAAGCGCTAGGGCTACCGCGATGCGGTGATGCCCGTTCCACACCCGGCGATCATGGCCGATTTCGACCGGCTCTCGAATACGCCCGACCTCGCCAACCTCGTCAAGCAACTGCATAGTGCGCTCACGGTCGTCAAACCAGAGCCATTGCAGTTCCTCATGCCAGCCGTGGCCCTCACCATCCTCAAATGTCTCGATTAGGTGGCGCGGATTCCAAAGCTCAGGTTCCTTAACTGCCGTCACAGAGCTTGCCTCGGTTCCAGATTCCAGAACCGGCGCGAATCCCCATAATCGAGGCAGCCTTCGCAAACCAGCTTGTGATCGTAAGAACCTACTGCGAACTCAGCCTCTTTAACGAAGCAAAGCTCACACGGAATGGTGATGCCCTGTGGAGCGTCGACCAGCTCCACAGGGATACCCGCAATCGTGCTGTTAAACATTAGACGGTTACCGCCCCTGTCTCTAGAAGGTTCGTAAACGCCGTGACCTCCTCGGCGGTGGCGTCCTTAAGCTCCCGGCCCTTGTTGTGCTCCGCGAACTTGTTGGCAATGCCGTTCAAGTCCCAGTTCTTAGCGGTAGCCAGCTCGCGCAGCTTGGCGCGCGCCTCAGCCGACTCCGCATTACCGACCGGCGCGGGCGGCTGCATCCGCGCAGCAGTAGCCGGAGTGGCCCGCTCATGCGACTCAGCGTCAGGGTCCGGATCGTCAGTCGGAATCATCAGCGATTGCAGCAGGAACGTCCTCAGCGCGACCGATTCCGCCTTAGTCATCGACTTATCGCCGGAGTCCGCAGCTTCGCCGAACGCCTTGCCTCGGAACTTGTCGCCAGCAGGCCCGTACACGTCGAAATACATTTCGACCGTGCGGTTGCACATCTGCCCGCCCTTAGCGGTCTGGTAGCGCTCCGCTTCATGTGTACTCGCCACCGGCACGACCGTGACGCCATGCGCGCGCAGAGCCGGGCCGACCGCGTTCATTACCGCGTCAATGCCACGGAAGTTGAACTTCTGGCCCTGGTTGTACGAATCCTTACGGATCGCCTGCACATCGCGCATAACCCGGTTCCACGCCTCAAAGACCGTGGGGTTCTCCGACTTGTCCCACGTGGGAGCGTTCTTAAGCTCCTCCTCAAGGGACTCGATCTTGGCGTCTGCCTCCGCGAGAGCGGTTTCCAGTTCAGCTTTGGTTGCGGTCAATTACGCCCCGTTCTTTGCCTTGGCCCACACCACGGACTGACGACCACTCGCCAGCCGCTTACGCACGCCGGTATCCACTACAAGCCCCTGCCGCACCAGCTCCGACCGACGAGTCCGCAGACCCGAAGGCGACTGAGGCAGCACCGCTCCCCACTTGGACCGGTTGTAAACCCGCGCGATATCCGTATCGGTACCGCCCTTACGCAACCGGCCCAGCGCCTTAAGCACCGCGCGCTGCGACTCCCGCAGATGGTCCTTATCCAGCGACTTGTAAGCCGCCAAACTGGTCTCCCGGCTACCACTGATAACGGTCAAGGCTCAACTCCTTAAGCTCTGAATCCTTAGAATTGAAAACGCGGCGCATCGCCTCGACTTGCTTACCGAGCAGCGCCGCTTGCAACCCGAGCGTCAAGTCCACCCAATAGAACTTGACCTGAGGGTTCTTAGTCATGATTGGGAAATGAACCATCACTCCCCATTTGTTATTGATCTGGTTATGCAGCGGAGTACGTGTATTCGTCTCCTGGTCGTACCGCAGACCCGTCCCATAAGCCGCGAGCTGACAGGTCACACCCATAGGCCGCTTAGCGTCCCAGCGCCCCGTCTTAAGGTCGCCCACAACGACTAGCTCTTTGTCGTGCTTAACGCCATCGGGCGTCGTGATACCCGGCGGCAATGCCATCAGGTAGTCCACCGAGCCGCACAGTTCCAGCTTGTCGTTAACGATGAGCATTTCCTGGTCGATGAACTCGATAGGCTCAACCGCTTTGTCGTACTGTGCGAGCGGTTCCTTTAGATGCTCCTGAACTACGCGCGGCGTTTCGCCCTTATTGCGTAGCTCGCCGAGCTTATGGAACTCAGTGCCAGCACTAGCAGCAGTGTGCTGACCGGCAGTGTTACGCGCTTGCTCAACAGCAGCCTTAAGCCGCTCTTTACCGGAGCGGGTGCCGCCGTCGTCGCCCTTGTACCAGGGATCGGCGTCGTACTCGTTGATAAGCGTTGCGACCTCTGAGCGCGCGGACGCGTCCAAGAGGATGCCAACGGCTGCCTGACAGGCTGCCCAGTCGATAAGCCCATCTTTGGTGTCGAGACCCTTGCCCGCACCGGACGCCCGGCTATATCCCTTGGCGTCTTTGGAGTACCACCAGCGCTTTTGCTTTCCATCGCGCCCCCTGCCTTCGCGCCATTCCCCCGTTAGCGGACCCTGGAAGTCCGGTGGGTAAACCATCGGACGGTCCCAGTAGTCGCGCTTTACTTGATAGTCAGTGATTAATCCTCGCTAACCTTCGGCGGGAACCGGACAAACCCAGCAGCACGTTTCCACGGCTTGTTTGCCACGATTCCCTGAGGCCCGTACTGGTCGACCAGAAGCCAGCCATCCAGCGTCTTTACGTACATGTCGAAACATGGACCAGCGCTACAACCGCAGTCAGGTTCGCAATCCTTGCGGTAAACAGTGCCGACCTTAGCCATCTTTGTGTTCCTTAACTCCGTAGCTCAGCCAATACCCCGGCGCGTACACCAAATAGCCATCTTTGAGCATTACTTGCAGATGGCCTATAGGGCTAATCTCCGGCTCCCTAACGGCAACCATCGGCGGAAGCGCCCGGTCCTTAAGTAGAACCTCGACGCGGTAACTCAAAGCTTCTGCGTCCATGCAGTCACCTTGCCCCGGTCGGCGTCCGGCCCGTTTTCCAGATAGTCCTTAAAGCCCCGGCGGATAATCTGCCCGCGTGGCTGAGGACGCGACTTACCCCGCTGAATACGCGACCGGTACGGCCTCATCAGAACGAACGAATCGCCGGAACCAAGGCCCTCGCGGAAACCGCCGAAGCGGTGCGCGCGGATCGCCTTCCGGTTAGGAACGCGGTAGAACTTCTCTGGCAGCGTCTCGCCACGCTTCTTAGCCTGCGCCTCTTTGTAGCGCAGGATCGCCTCAGCGACGCTAACCGGCATCCTTAACCTCCAACACCGTGGGGAACATCGAGAAGAAGCCGTTACGCAGCCCGCCGACCTTGAGGTCGTAGGTCTTGCCCTCTTCGAGCTTGGCCCACAGGTCGTAGCTGTTCATGTGGCCGACCTCAATAGCGTCCTCCACGTCGAACGCGCCGCAGGTGGTGCTAATGCGCTTAGTGCGCTTAGTGGCACCCTCGCTGTCGCTGCCGTACAGCATGTCCTTTGACTGGACCTTGCAGCCACGCTCCCAGTGCTGATTCTGGGTCGCACAACCGACCAGCGACAACGCGCCGACCAGCATGGCCGCGATGATTGCCTTACGCATTTTTCTTCTCCCCCTTACGGGCTTTCACAGCTTCCGTCTTGCCGGTCCGACCGGCTTTCTTTCGCGCCTCGGCGCTGTAGGTGATCAGCGCGTTTCCGTTGGGCGCGGACATTGGTCCAGGCATGTAAGTCCTCCCTTAAGGCAACAAAAAACCCGCCCCCGTCGACCGGGTAGCGGGTTAATGCGCGGCGGGACTGGTCACATTTTGTATCAGTTTTTTAGCAAATTGATTTCATAGGATTGCTGTTAGTGACCACAGCCGCTTTACTGGACTCCGATTTTTGCATACGCGCTCTACCTCTGAGCTACAACGGGTACCTCACGGCCCCGATATGACAGGAGTCGAACCTGTGCCTCGCCATTTACCAGTGGAAGCAGTTTAATTGCTGTAGGAGTCCACACGTTTTTACTGGACGCATTTTCTTGTTATCCGCAAACAGTTAGTTGCTGTTAGCGTCCACATGTTTAAAGATACCGGGCGGCACCCGGTATCGGAAACATTAGGAACCGGAGACTTTGATCTGCGAGTACCGCTCGCTGTTGATCACGTCATTTACCAGCTCACGAGGGGTCTTACCCTCCACGGCCATGCCGAACGTCGTAGCCGCCAAGCCAGACACCAGCGTCACGTTCCCGTCAAGGATCGTGGCCGGGAGCTGATCGTGGCGCGCATTCACGTTCCAGAACACGACATGCGGCAGCTCAAGGCCCGCCCGCTGGAAGTCCAGCCGGGCCGACTCAAACACGCTCAGGTCGGCGTGGTTAAGCGCCTGATTGAACTGCATGTCCGACACGACGTAGAGCGTGGCCGGGACGGTGCCCGACTGCTTACCGGCCCGCAGGATCGCCTTAAACGCCGCCTCCAAGTCCGTCGACCCACACCAGCCGGTCGAGTGCTCGATAGCGTGAAGCTTCTGCTCCAACGTCTTACCGGTCACCTGAACCAGCTCAGGCGTAGAGGCGAACGTCATGAAATAGCCCTTATACGGCCCTGTGTTGCGCTCTGCGAAGTACAAAGCCAGCGACACAGACACCGACATAGGACGACCCCACATCGAGCCTGAAACGTCCGCTAGAACGATCGCGTCCTGGCCGGGCCGCGTGTAGTCCGGCAGGTTGTTCCACAGCGTGTCAGCGGCAGCCGCGTCCCCCCGCTTAACCATGTCGTACAGCTCGTACGGGTACAGGGTCGACGTGTTCACCTTGGCCTCGCCACGGTCAACCGCGTCTAGGAACGCCTGGTACCGCTCACCGTCGTTGCGCCGGAACGCCTTAACGTGCTTACGGTGCGCCTGCGCCGGGAGCTTGCTGTAGTCGACGTTGCTATACACGCCCTCGGACATGGCGTGCTCAAGCAGCTCGATACGACCCCGCAGCGCGCTAAGCGTCTGGCGGTACTCCCGCTGAGTCAGACCCAGCATTTCGCGGACCGCGATAGCCAGCTCCAAGTTCGACCGGCTCTTATCGGACGGCAGCCACTTAGCCAGCAGTGAGACCTTCTCGCCACGCTCGTAAGCGTCAACGTCAGCGGACCACTGCGCACGAATGAGCGCCGCGATACCAGCCGGAACCTGCGACCCGAAGATGAACAAGTCATCCCAGCGCCCGTAGAACGGGACATGCTCGGTAACGGCCATCGCCGTGTACGGGTCAATGGCGTAGAGGCGCTTAAGGCCCGCGCGGAACACGTCACGCTCGCCCTGGCCCCCGCGCACGTCACGCAGATAGAACAGGGTCCGGACGGCAGCCTGCGGGTCAACGCGGAACGCCTTCTCAAACAGATCGGCGCTCGCCTCGGCGCGGTCACGCATAGCGCCCGCCAAACCGAAGTAATCGACCACCGGATCAAGCGACGACTTATGCGCCTTATCGCCGTTCTCCGTGCGGGTGGTGTTTAGCTGGCCGTTAAGGCTCTGCAAAAACGTCGTCATTAGCTCTCCTTAGGGTGTCATCGTGTTTCATCGAAAAGTTCTTTGAGTGTGGGAAACCTGCCGCGCTCCTTACGGAAGTAATGAAGCGCGGACAGGTTCCGCAAAACAAAATTGATCACAAGCCGAGCAGACCCTTAAGGTTCTGGGCAACCGTCAGCGCCCGTTCGGACTCCGATGCGTGCTCGGCGGCAGCGGCCATCGCTTGGTCGGCCATCGCTTTCTGGAACTCGGCCTTTGAGACCTGCTCCTCGGCGTGCGCCTCAAGCTCCGCGAGGGTATCGCTCAGCCCAGCCGTAATGGACGCTACGGTCTTAGGGGGAGCGATAACAGGCGCGCTCTTTTTGAACAGCGCCATTTAGACGCCGCCAAAGATGTTCGGGAAGGTACCCGACAGCCCGTCAAAGATCGGGGTACCGACAGCCTCGGCGAAAGCGTCACCGAGCGCGACGACGAGAGGGAGCACCGTCTTGATTGACGCGTAAATCTCCGGCGTCACCACGACGATGGTCTTACGGTCGTCGCCCAGCGTCATGTAGTCGCCAGCCTTGATATCGACGGTGCCGTCCTCGTCAACGATCCTGACGTGCGACAGCGAGCCATCCGCCTCAAAGTACGACTTGACGATGGTCCGACGGCCCAGCGCCTCACCGCTCACCGACGCCAGCAGGGACACCGCGTGCATGTTGCGACCGGTGACCTTAACGCCGACAGGCAGCTCCGCGCCGGGAATCAACTGCTCGACACCCGGTTGCTTGAAGAGGGACTTTTTGGACATGATGTTTTTCCTTAACTCTCATAGGGTTTGAGTGCGCGTGATGACGTATGCGCGCTCCCACGCCGCCTTATCTGCCGCCGGGTGTGCCCGGCGAACCTCAGCCCAAGACGGTGGACCGGCCCATATTCCCCGGCCCTTACGGGTTAGCTATGTGGCGGGCATTAGGTTTCTGCTTAGCGACCGGTAGCGCCCACGCCCGCCACAATCGGCGACGGGTACGGGTTGATACCACGCGAGATAGCCTCACGCTTGGCCGCGATTTCCAGCGAGATAGCCTCACGCTTGGCCTCGATTTCCAGCGCATCCAGGTAAGCCTCAATGCTCGGATAACCGCCAACCTCAGCACGACGCTTAAGCGCCTCCTGCTCAGCCACCTTGGTCTGGGCCTCCGCAGCCTTAACGTCCGCGTCAGCCTTAGCCTCCGCAGCCTCCGCGTCGGCAACACCCTTCGCCTTAGTGGCGTTGGCCTGAGCGATGGCCTGCTGCTCGGCAATGATCGCCTGCTTGAGGGTCGGGTCAACCGGGTCCGGCTTCATCACCGTCACCTGAAAGTTGGTGAAGTAGTCGACGCCGTTAGTACGGTCGCGCGACACCTTAGGCAGCGTCTCGCGCAGCGCGTTCTGGAACTCGACGCGCACGGCCTCGTCGTTCCAAATCTTGCGCCATTCGTACTTCTGTGCAATCGACACCAACGTGTTCTGCAACGGCTGGCCGACCACGTAGTTCAGCAGGTCTTTCCAGCCCTGAGAAGTGGTGCCGTCATCGTTAAGCCAGCCCTGGTACTTCGTGCCGAAGTCCCGATGGAACTGCTTAAGCAGCTCGCAGTCCTGCGTCAGGTCGAACGTGACCGTCACCGGCACCTTAAGCTCAGCCGGAGCCTCGCGGTTCGACACGACAACGGTGGCCGGTGCCTCCGCGCCCTCGGTGTCCAGCGCGTCGTAGCTGATCTGCCGCGCCGGGTACATGTACGCCTTGAACCCGCCGATGGGGTTGAACTCGTTTGTCTCCGGCTTAATGCAGCCCTCGACAGTCGGATCGGTCGGGATGAACGCGTAGTCCTCCACCTTGATAGCGGTCACGCCAGCCGGGACCGAAGTCGAACATGCGACAACCGGCAGGACAGCGGCAGCCGCCAAAGCGATAGCCGCAATTTTCTTACGATTCAACGTAAGGGTTCCTTTCTAAGGGGATTGTTTTTACGCAAAACAAAGCCCCCACCAACCGGAGTCAGCGGGGGCTTTGTTAAGGCGTGGTTAGTAGGTCAGCGAGCCGTCCTCGATACCGGCCTTGAGCTGAGCCTGATCGGTCTCGGTCAGCGCCTTCCATTCCTTCATGAAAGCGCCAGCCGACGTGAAACCGAAGAACTCCATGATCTTCTTCATTTGGTGCGATTACCTTTCTTAGAGGGTGGCCCTGAGTTACAGAACCGGCTTGATTTGGAGCATGTCGTTAAGGCGCTGGTAGTACGCCTCATCCGCCTCGGACAGGTGACGCTTAGCGAGCGCCCGAGCATGTTCCCGGCGTTCCTGCCGGGTGAGGTACTGCAAGGGGTCGTTAGCTCGCCTGAGGCGACGGTCCAATACGGCGTTTCGCAACCACTGAACCGCTGCCACTACCGCCAGCACGATCACCGCCAGTAGCAGCACTGCTGCGAGTAACCTCACGGTGCTTCAACCTTTCGTCAAGCTCAGGCGCTTTAAACCCGAGCGCGTTAAGTTCCGCCTCCAAGCCCCGGCGGATATCCAACTTCTCCCGCGCCTCCTGCGCTGCACGGAAAGACCTAACACCGACCAGCGCCGACAACTCGGAATCAATCTCCGCGATGACTTCGAGAATGTCGTTACGCTCCGCTAACCGCTCACTCGCCTTCATGGCGCACCGCCTTAAGGAAAGCGATCCACCAGCGCTTGTCGCGGTCGGGCATATCGCGGTAGAGCACCTGGTTAGAGCGCCCAACCTCTTCGTTAGCCTTACGGGTAGCGAAGTCGATAGCGCCGCCGTACTCCCGGTCCTGCTCCTCGATTAGGAATCGCTTAGCGTTGAGAATGTCCCTGAGCCGCTGCGCGGTCTCCTCCCGCTCCCGCTCCAACAGGTCGGGATCGGACGGCAACCAGACTTTGGTCCCCTTAATCGTCAGGTCGCCGCTGGGCAACCGGCAGACCTCCCGCTCAGGGTTACTCGTCGTCGTCGTCATCCTGCGTGCCTCCCGTAATGAAATGGGTGTTCTTAGCCATCGTCGTTTCGTCCTTATCCAGACCACGGCACAGCGTGTAACCGCCGCCGTCATGGCGGGCCAACGCCTGGTAAGCGCGGTGGTAATGGCCGTGGTAAAGCTCGACCGGCTTAACCGCGTCAACAACCTGTTGGATACGGGCGCGATGCTCCTCGGCCTTAAGCAAGTCGACCTGCGGCACCCGGCGCTTCATGCCGCCGATATTCAGGTAAATCGGCTTACCGGGCACAATGCCGGGAACATCAACGTTGGTCGGCGCGTCGTGCGACACGATTATGTCGACCTTGCCGGGCCGCATGGCGTACTCAAGCTGGTCGTCCTGCAACCACTCGCCCGGCCACCACGACTCACCCTCGACCGCGAAACTCCGGTCCACCGAGTGAGCGCCGCCCAGCGCCATCCACGTATCGCCCCACCACTTCCACCGGAAGCCGCGCGGCAAGTGCGTGATGCTTGAGTAAGACATGGTGGTCAGCGGATACGACCCCGGCTTATTGAACTGGTGCCAAAAGGCGTGGTCCTCATGGTTGCCGTCGACCCACAGAAGGTCGATGCCGACCGTCTTAAGCTCTTTGTCGACCTCCGCTAGGAACTGGAACGTCCGCTCAATCGGTGCCCACCAACCAAAGTCGCCAACGTGCAGGATCGTGTCTGCGCCGTTCGCCTTAGCGAAGTGGATCGCCTTGAACGCCCACGGCAGATTGCCGTGCCAGTCCCCGGCCAGCATCAGCTTCTCAGGCTGCCTCAAGTCCGTTTGCAGCGTGATCGCCTCCGGCATAGCGCGCCTTTCGTTCGGCCCCCCGCCCACAGGTCGGGAGGATGCCTTTTTCGGATGCGTATTCGTGAAGGTGAAGCTGGTACTCCTCGGAGTAGGAGGCTCCACATTCCAGCGGGCAAGTAAACTGCTTTGCCACTTTCTGAACTCCTCGCAGTCAGCACTGTATATAGCTTGTACAGTGGGTGTCAACTCATTCACGCCAATCCCTCATATTCCAGGGTTCGACGCGCTGTCCAGCTTTCGTGACCGCAGACCGTTCGTCGGTAACCGTGACCTTTCGTTTCGACCCGCCTACACAGCCGGGCAAGTTCTTCCCCAAGACCACTTCGCCGCGTACCCGCATACGGTCGCCGTTGAAATGGAACTGGATTCCCCGACGCTTAGCTAAGGCGCTTAGGGCACGCGTGTACTCAGCAAGATCACTCGGGATTTGGTCGCGCTTTTTGGGCGGATTCTTAAGCGCACTGGTAAGCCAGGCGTCAAGCTCCCGCTCCTTAGTGCGGCTCAGGCTCCGCAGTCGTGGGCCGGTGGGTTCGCCCAAGTAGATAACTGTCATAGCGCGCCCTTTCGTGGTGATGTGGTGACCGGTAGTGCAAGAGAATGGCCGGGAGGGAGCGCAACTTTGGGTTAGTCCCCGAACGCCACACCCTTACGTTCGTGCCCCATAAAGCGCTAATGCCCGTTAGCACCGTGCGCCTCAACCTCCCGGCCCAGTGCGATACTCCGGAATCGAACCGGAATGTCCCCACTTCCGATCTGGTTAGCCCCCAGTCGGGTTAGGGCAGAGGCGGTCACCCTCAGGCACCAACCGCGTATCGCTACCCGCACGTCTCCGGCTGCCTCATAAAAGAGGGGACCGGTTCATAGTGCGACGTACTCATGCTGACTTACTTGCAGGCGAACCACTCTGCCGTCTGGACACTGAACACAGACGCTCCGGCAACGGAGTTACTTCGTAGAGGTCAACAACTTGTTACTTCTATAATGTGCAGCCGATTGTTTAGTCAGCCTCGGGTGCTTAGCTGAAATCTAAATGAGAGTCGCGTCAGCCATCGCAATAGCGATGATCCACGAATCCCCGTTATCGGCAGCGGCTTGGACCTTAGCGATCCACAACCGCTGATAATCGTTAGGTTCCTCAATGCCCCAGTGGTGCCAGGGCAGTTCGGCAAGCGTGTAGGTGTTAAAGAGTGCAATTTCCCATTTGGCAACTTGAGGGAGCAAGAGACGTTCCAAGACGTGACCGAAGAAGCAGCATGGCTCTCCATACTCGAAGTAACCCTTACCGGTGTTACGTCCAAGGGGATTCAACATTGCGACCTTGCGCGCTTCGTTGATCACGTCTCGGAACTTTCTCATCCCCTCCCCCTCTACTAATAACTCTACGTGGCTTTCGGGGGATATGGAAACAATAGAACCAAGTTTCTGTACGGGCGCTGTACTCATGCCTGCCACGCCGCGAACAGATCGTTAAGGACGATGGCACCCAGCAGGATCAGCGCGGCCAGCGACAGCGCGGCCAGCACGTTATCCCTAACGGCCTTCTCGGACATAGACGCCCTTACCTTCTGCGTAACGGATAGCGGCGAGGAAAACGGCCTCGACCTCTGCCCACTTTCGGCCATGTGCATCGTTGAAACGAATGACGACGGACATATCGGGCATGTCTGCCGGGTATGGGTGCCCGCCTTTGCGGGTGCGGATTGCGTATGCGAGGTACTTAACGCCCGGCGAGTCTGTCGGGAACTGGTGGCCGAACGCCCCAAGAGCACAGCACTTGCCTGTTGCGAGATCGTAAAACTTTCCACGGTTCCATCCGTCCTTCCTTAGCCGCTCTAACGCGGCCTTAAGTTCTTCGACAGCTTCGGTGTCGGGTTCGATGCGGGTTCTGGTCACTGGTCAAGCTCCCAAGGCAGGTCGTTAGCGAAACGCTCAAGCTCTTTCATCGGAAAGAGCACCTTTGATCCGTGTTTCTTCGCCAGCAGCTTTCCGTTGTGGCGTAGCCGGTCAATCTCAGGCACGGACAGGGACAAAATCCGTGCGGCTTCTGGGCGAGTCACAAGCAACCTGTCAGGTTCATCGGACAGAAGCGTTGTGTTCGCAGTCATCCGGCCAACCGGACAGTTCTACGACGCGCTACCGCGCTGCCAGGCTCGGTAACGATGCGGTTGAGCGGGACTCGGAAGTGTCCGGCCATCGTCGCCAGCATCGTCATGCTCGGCTCACCCGACCAGTCCTCGTCAAACGTGCGATAGACGGTCGAACGCGCTACACCCAGCGCTTTTGCAAGCTCGGTGCGAGTCAGAATGTCGTTGTTATGCAGGAGATTCTGCACAGCTTCGGGAATCCAGCGAATTGTGTGGGCTGAGGTTTGGGAGGTTGTCGGCGTCACGGTTTGAACCATACACACCCCGGTCCGATCTGAACAGGATTTTGTCCGACAAATCGGACAGAATTACAGCCGTGTAAGACCGTCTTTGCTGGTCAGCCGGGTTGACACTTGTCCCGATAGTCGGACAAGATGATCGGCATGTCGGCCAGAGATGAAGACAACGACCTGATCGTCGTAGTGAGCTACCTGCTTAAACGACAGGTGCGTATGCAAGAGGCGCTGAGCGCACTAGGCATATCGCGCTCCACCTATTACGAGCAGCGGGATAAGGGCGTGCTCAACAGCATCCCCAACCTCATGGCGGTCGCAGAGCACTTCGGCCTAGACAAGGTTGATCTGCTGGTGCGCTTCGGCCACCTGTCCAAAACGGACCTGATCGACTTCCTAGAGCGGGAGGGCGAGGTCATAGCAGACGGGGGCAACATGACGTTGGACCCTCCGGTGCTCACGACAGTGAGGAGACGGACCAAGAGCCGACTGAGTAGACCCAGGGCGCGCACGGATATTCCGCCTCTGTAATGCGTGTTTTACGGGAGGTTTACGGGCGGGAAAACGGCCATTGACGGGTGGGTAACAGTGGAAGTACATTCCATGTATCGGCCTGAGCCACAAGCCGTTTCCCCCTCCCACGGACGAGAGTCCAGCCCCCTCCCGTAAAGGCACGACCCCCTATGCTCGATCAGTTCCACCTTGCCAACGAACTAACCTCCCCCGTAGACCACGCGCTCATGTGGACGCTGATCGCCGTAGGAACCGCCAACCAGGTACTACGACGACACACTTGGCGCATCCGGTGGGAAGTGGGCACCACTACCAGCTCCGCGCTGGCGCTCACGGCGTTAACCCTGCTATCCCCCTGGCTAGAAGTGTTTAATCCCTTCTTGCCCAACACTTTCAGTTACAGCCATATCTCCGCACAGTTCCTCATTGGGCACATTGTGCTCATGGTCGGGTACGCGGTATTCCTCGGCGAACTCATCGAACGCATGGAGTGGGGCCGCGCCCGTAAGGATGCGCTACTCAACAGCCACCTTGGCATCCCGCTCACCATCGCCACGCCAACACTCGTCGGACTGTGGGTAACCGGCTGGCACACAGCCATTACGCCGGTTGCAATCGTCGTCTACGTTTGGCAGCTCGCGCACATCTGCTGGCTGTTCTGGCGCATCCGCAAAACCGATCCGCGCTCACCGCTGATCGCCAACCTCTACCTGATCGGTACCGCCGTGGCGCTCGCTGCGCCCCTCACAATCGGATTAGCTGAGGGACGTTGGCCCTGGCGCGTCACCGTCCTCGCAACGATCCTGTGGACGGTAACCATGAGCTTGTCGTGGACCCGCAAGCAGCGCCACCTTAAGGCCCACATGTGGAAGCGTATTCGCGCCGAAAAACCACTTAGGCGCAAGGCTAAGCGTGGCCCTGCGCCTAAGCAGCTCGACGGCGCTTTCTAACCGGACGGGAGCAGAGCGTCGAAAGCGTTGCTAACGGCGCTCTTACCCAATTCCAAACTGACCCTCTGGTACTCCCGCGTCTGCAAGATCGACGCGTGGCCCATAATCTCCTTAATCACCCTAACGTCGACACCCGATTCCAGAAGCAGGGTCGCCGTCGTATTCCGAGCCTCATGCAACACCGCCTGCCGTGGCATCTTCTCAATCCCGGCGGCAGCCATCAGCATGTTCCACTGCTCGTTATCGTCCTCTTGGCTCAGCGGCCTACCGTCGCGGTGATGCCACACCAACCCATGCGGGTTAGGGTCTTTATCAAGCTTGATATGCACCTTAAGCGACTCCGATAGCAGCGGAGCCATAGGAACCCACCGCTCCCCAGCGGAACTCTTAGGCCGCGTCCAGAACAGCGACTTGTAGCAGTGCCGGTAGTCGAACCCCGGCGGCGGAACAAACCGCTTCTCGGGGCAGTACCCGTATCGGACCTTGCCGCACGGATATGTGCCGTCAGCCTTAGCCGGGCCGCAGCCATGTTCGTACTGCAACCGCTGCAACTGCCATGAGATATCCATAGCGCCAGCCTTGAAGTCCAGCCGGTCCAGCTCCATCCCCAGACACTCGGCCTGGCGTGCGCCGGTCATGAACGCTGCCGCCCACCGGGACGCGAGCTTAGGCCGCTTAGGGTCGTCCTCGTCGTCACGCTTGGCTGCCGTCCGCAGAATGTGGACCGCCGCGTTCGTCTCGAATGCGCCGCGCTGCTGCTTCCGGTGCTTCGGCTTTTTGATCGCATCGCACACGTTGCGGGGAATCGCGGACTCGTTGACCGCCTGCCGGAGTGCGTTGTTTAGCGCCTGATACGCCTTCTCAGCGTTCCGCGTCGACCCCTTGGTGTCTCCGGACCCATCCTGTAGCGCCGAGAGCATAGAGCGGACCTGAGCGACCGTCAGCTTGTCCAGCCGGATATGGCCGATATGGGGCTTGAGGTACAGCCGCGCGGTGCTCTCGTAGCTCTTGTAGGACTTGGGCCGAACCTCACGCTTCTTAACGGTCAGCCAGTAGTCCAGCCACTCGCCTACCGTCTTGACCTTCCCTGGCGTCGTTCCGACGTTCCCGGCCAGCACGTCAGCGCGCAGTTTGTTCAGCTTCGCAACGGCCACCGCCTTGCTCTTGCTGGCGACTCGCTTTTGCTTCGGCTTGCCGTCCGGACCGGGAATCCACATGATGCCGACGTGCAACCCCTTGGCATCTTCGTAGAGACCTCCATCACCCCTCGCGCGCCTCTTATTTTTCTCTGGCTCATCGGCCACGTTTCGCCCCTCTCGCGGTGCCCAGGTATCAACTACAGGTATCAACTACGGCAGAGTCATCCTGAGTCATCTGTAGACCCTTAACCCGCCTTAGCTGCACGTTTGACACCATACACCCAGGTATGCGGGGGGTACATCTACGGGCTTTTAATCCTCTGGTGAGGTTAAGAACACGCAGGTCAGAGGGCATTTTCTCCCGAGGTATCAACGAAAGTATCAACTAAGAGCCGGATCGGCGCTGGTCGGAGGGCTGCGACCCCTACACCTGCGGACACGTCTGGGCAACCCCTCGCCCCTGTGGGAACTCTGTGGGTTTTCTTTAATATTTCCATAAGTTGGAAAAATCCGGTGTTCTATAAAAGACACTCGCTAGTGCCGTGCCCGACCAAGCAACGACAACAACCCGCTAAACGTCACCTTGGGCACTGGGTCTTTAAACGAAATCTTCAAATCACGCCCTAACGCAACTCACGTTGAGCAAGTGAACAGTCCTCGTAACTAGTGGTTACCTAAGTCCGGTAGGAGACACGCGCGCATGAGCACCACGCCCCCGCCCCCGTTCATCGCAGCATTGCAACGCGACCCCTCCCTGCGGGCGCGCGCATTGGCCCTTCGGGAAGCGAACGACGCGCTCGCCCGCTACCGCGCATCGCTGGACAACTGGAAACGCGATCTTCGCGTCAGCGCACAGCCTTACTTTCAGGCACACGAGCAGCAGTACAAGCAGCTTGAATCGGAGATCAACCGCCTTGAGCTGGACTGGTCCAAGGCCGTCGTTAAACGCGTCCCGCTCTACCGGCGCGTATCGCCTACTCAGCTCATCATCGCGGGTATCGTCACGGCTGTGGTGCTAACCATGTTCGTCCTGTTCATTGCCCAGTTAGCGACTAATCCGCTCAGATGAAGTTGACGAATAACGATTAAGGCACTTACTGTGTACGCACCACATACCCGAAAACACGAAACCGAAGGGGAACGAAATGGGGAAACGGGTAACCGTCACACTGTTCGATGACTACGAGCCAGAGCTGGAAGCGGAGGCAGAACGCAACTTCTCGATTGAGGGAGTGGCCTACCACCTGGACCTGTCCGAGAAGAACGCTAAGCAGTTCGACAAGGACTTGGAGAGGTGGCTGGAAGTCGCCACGCGGGTCGGCAAGGAATCCACCCGTAGGCGCTCTAGCAGCAAAAACACCTACTCCGGCGGGGAACCCGGCTTGCCACTCGCAGACGTACGCAAGTGGGCTCAGCTCAACGGACATGAAGTGTCCGACCGGGGCCGCGTCTCCGCACAGATCGTTCGGGATTGGAGAGCCGCAGGGTCGCCTACCGGTGACGAAATCAAAGCGGCAGCACCAGCCAAAAAAGCCGCGCCAGCTAAGAAGGCTGCACCGGCTCAGAAGAAAGACGACCCGCAGTTTTCAGCAGCCGGGGAGTCTTAACGGCAACGCAGACCGCTAGCCCTGGCTGGCCGCTCTCTTGGGAGGGGGAGCGCCGACCAGGGCTAGCTCTGTTTTAAGGGGGGGGGGGAATATGGCTGACATTAGGCCATTGATCATTGGCGAGATTGGATCGTTTGCCCACGGCCTAAACCGTGAGGACTCCGACCACGACTACATCGGCATCTATGCCGATCCGCCAGAAGCGCTAATCGGGCTTAAGCCGCAGGTCGGGGCAGTCCGGAGGCGGGACAAGCCCGAAGGCGTTAAGAGTGAGGCCGGAGACTCCGAGACCCAGTTTTACGGTCTGCGTAAATATGTGAGCCTCGTTTGCCAGGGCAACCCTACGGTTATGACCCTGCTGTTTACGCCTAACCTGATCTTCCCCGACATGATCAAGCTGCAAGAGAACCGGCAGATGTTCCTTAGCAAGCGGTTAGCGGCCCGGCACATGGGATACGCCGACTCAATGGCCGCTAGGCTGACCGGCGAACGCGCGCCGCGCACCAACCGGCCCGAGCTGATCGAGGCCCACGGCTACGACACTAAGGCCGCATTCCATGCGCTCCGGCTGCTTATGCAGGGCCACGAAATGCTGATGGACCAGAACATGCAGATGCCCATGATGGAGCTGCGCCGGGACTACCTGCTGAGCATCCGCAACGGCGAGGTACCTCAGGAACAGGTGCTAGAGGACATTCGGGACTGGCGCGACATGATCCAGCGCGCCGAGCGCCTGACCTCCTTGCCAGACGAACCTAACCGGGCCAAGATCGACCAATGGTTAATCGACACGCACGCGCGCTTGTGGGGCTTGCAGCCCTTGTGCTCAGCGGCCTAGGCGCTCCGCAAGCCGTGGCCGCGCCCCAGGACGACTACGAGTTCTGCACCTACGTAACAGGGCAGACCGGGCGCAACGTTAACTGCAACATGGCCGTGCCGATCGCTCAGTCACGGTGCGCCCAACTGGCGAGTGGCACGCCGTGGCGCGAAATCCTGGCCGGGGACACCGACCTCTTAGGAGACAAGGCCCTCGCGGTCGGCATCCTAAGCGGCGCTGTCGCCTTCTACTGTCCGGAATACGAGTCCTCGATATACGCGAAAGGGGCTTAGGTGTCATGGGTGAGTTCGCCGTCTGGGTGACCATCGCCGTAATCGTCGTCCTGGTGGTCAAAGTCGTGTGGCCTCTTCTGCTGGGCGTAACCCTCGTATGGCTGGCTTACCTCATCGCCCGCAAGATCGCCCGGCAGCAGGACGCACAGGCGGCAGAACGGGCCAAGCGAGACCAGGCACTCACCGAACGGGCCGACTGGCAGCACCAGCGGACCCTAGCCGGATTCGAGGACGGCATATACGGCAAGTACCCACCGGCCAAGCTCGACAACATCGCGCCGGAGCCGGAGGGTGCCGTGATGGTCATTTCCAACCGGTCGCCTAACGACTGCGACTGCGGATACTGCTAGAAACACAAAAAGACGGGCACCCGCGCTCAACCCCAGGGGAAAGAGGGGAGCGCGAGTGCCCGAGTCTATTTAAGCCGCCAAAGGCGTCTGTTCCTGCCGCAATTCCTTAAGTCGCTTAATGTCGTCATGGCGGTAACCACTCCACGTCCACGTAGCGCCGTCGCCGCAATCCACGACAACGACTGGGAACGCCGCGTGCCCATCCGCCTTAAACTTCTCTACTTGCTCCTCCGAGGCCACTACTGCCGTAAACGGAATAGCCGCACCCTTAAGAGCAAGCTTCGTTGCCATGCAGCCTGTGCAAGCGGTCGCCGGTGAGTAAACCGTTACTTCCAAATTTCCAATTCCTTATCTAGTCCACGCTCGCGCATCCACGTGTCGCGGAACTCAAGGAATGAAACGTGAGGCTCAAACACCCAACCAAGTGCCGCCGCCTTAAGCTCATGCCTACGATGCCACTCCGTGTCAGCCAACACGTACGCGAAATAACACTGGTCGCGGTAAAGCAGACGCGTAACCCGCTCATCCAGGTACGCAATCCGCTTCCGCATGTCATCTGATTCAGCTTTGTTAATAGCGCGCTGAGCACGGAGGAACCTACCCACCGGCCCAAGCGCCCTACTAAACGACTCAAAGGTGCCCGCCAGGAAACGCACGATCATATAGACGCCGAACACTAAGCTGGCAATTACTGCAAGCTCCGGCCAGTTAGTGACCAGCACCCCAATCCATTCGCCCGTCTCCGGCATGGCTATGACTTCTCAATAAATGGTGGGTATTCGACCGGCGGGTCAATCACGTCCAGCCCGTCAATTACCGCAGCCACATTAGGCTTAGCGAGATAGACGCTTACACCCGTCAGGAAGGCCGTCACAGTCGCCACTACAGCCGCAACACCGACCGGTAGACCGGCCACAGGCAACGCCACTAGCAGTACCAACAGGGCAGCCGCGAACCCCGCAATTGACTTCCGAATCTCGCTCGGCTTGTGCCCGAGAATCTTCATTACTCACCGTCCTTCACATCCTCAACATTCTTCGTTTCAGCCTTAGGCCCCGGCTTAGGCGCATTCTTCGCCTGCGCGTTCTGTGCCCGCACAAGAGCCTTAACGTCGGCATCCGACGCCATAAAAGAAGCTGGCTTCGGTGACAGCTCCTTAAGCGCCTCCAATACCTGCGTTAGCTTGTCGCCGCCGATATCCCGAACGTCCGAGTCAACGTTGAAAGCCGCCAGAGGATGCAACCGCTGGCCCGAAAGGGCCGACGTGACTGCACCCACTGTGTGAACCCACGAGTCCTTATTGACCGCGACCTTCACAACGATCTTCTTTAGCTTGCCGCGATCAGCCGCGTGCTTAGCCCACGCGTAGTTCCGGCGGAAATTCCGATCAACCCGGCCCCCGCGCACCGCTAGCAGCGAAACCTCGTCGCCCTCGAACGTGTCGTCCAACACCGGCACCTGCTCGTCGTAAATCAACAACGGATTACCCCCTAATGCTTCGTAAATGATTGATTGCGTGCTGCAAATACGTGGTCCCCGGCGTGGCCTGACGAATGTGGTACTCCACATGCGCTGCCGTCCGAGTGCCCGCGAACTTAAGACCCAGCACGATTGCCTTAACAAGAGCCGGTGCCTCCGCAGCCGGATTCGCCAAAAGCTCCCAAATCTGCCAAACCAGCTTGGGCGCACCCTTAAGCGGGTCCATCACCACGGCATAGATTGAGGACATTTCCTCTCCCCCAGCGCCGGTCGGCGTGGCCGCGTAAATGTCGTCAGGGTCCGCGTACTCAAACCAGTTCGGCGGGGTCACCTTAAGCTGCTCCAACGCGATACCGCGCCCACCAGGATCACGCCCACCAGGGAACGAAACCCCAGCCTGGCGCATCGGGTTGCCGAACATCGAGCCACCCAGCAGATCGTCCTTACGGTGCGACAGGCTGCCGAACAGAATCTCGATCAGCACCAGCGAGCACACGATTGCGCCCTGGCTGTAACCACACAGCGCGAACTTCCGGCCCGGCCTCAACTTGTTAATCAGGTCGATCAGCTCACGCACGCCCGCATTGACGCTCGGCTCCATCGGGAACGCCGCCGCCGGGTAGTACACCGGCTGCCAGTAGTAGACCCCCGCCAGCGCGCGAGCACAGTCAGCCGGATAGCCCGACCACATGTCCGCGAACGTCCCGCTCACCGTGAACAACACCGGCAGCTCCTCAGCGGGCGGGGTCGCAATCAACCCCAGCGCCGCCAAGTCGCCGTCGCTAACGATGCCGTCCTGCACCTGATTGGTGCGCCGCTCATACTCCCGCTGAACGTCACGGTCCGGATAGCCGAAATAGCCGTCGACCTTAAGCGGAGTTCCATCCTTCTCACGCGAGTAGGACGAAAACCGCTTATTCATCGTCCGGACCCACTGGTTAACTAGCTCGCCCTGCGAGCCGACCTGTAGCGGCATTAGGCCGCCTCTAGACGCTTCTTAACCTCGGCAACCGCGTCGACCAGTGAAAGATTCTCGCCCTTAGCGTTCTTTCCAAGCTGCTCCCAGCCCTTACCGTCCGGCCCGCGCAACTGCTCCCAGATATCGTTAAGAACCTGGCGGTCCGTCCAATCCTCAGGCAGATTCGCCACCTTTACCCCACTCTCAGTCTTAAAGCCGTGCTTCACCATCGCGGCCAGCGTGATAGGCCCGACGATTCCGTCAGCCAGAACGCCAACCCGCTTCTGAAACTCGACAACCACAGCCTTAGTCGCTGGCCCGAAATCGCCGTCGACCTCAAGCTGCGAATAGCTCTTGAAGTTGTCGTTAAAGAACTGCTGCAATCGCTTAACCCGGTCGCCCGAGTCACCCTCCTGCGCATAAATGTCATCCACGCCAGCCGGAGGGTCGACAACACCACCACCACCAGACCAGATACCGAGATATCCGTTCTGCAACTTCGTGGCGAAAGCCGCGTTCCGCGCATCACCCTCGCCGTAGTTAAGCTGGAAGTGCATCGGGTCTTTAGGCGAAGTCCAATCCTGGCCCCACCAGATCGTCCCCTCAAACAGCCTTAGGCCCTCGCGGACCTTGTTAATCTCCGCCTGAGTGAACCCCGAATACGACACCCGAAACGCATGGTCCGACCAGTTAAGGTCAACAGCCGTACCGGACAGGTGATTAGAGTTCGCCACGTCATTGGTCGGCGTCCACGCGCCCTCGTCACTGAAACCGCGAGCGTTATTCAACGACTCAACATTGCGGTGAAACCACGCCACCCAAGCCTTAAGGATCAGGTTGGCAATACCCTTCCGGATAGGCAGTACCAGCGTCGTGCCAGGCACCGCCCCCCGGTCAAGCTCGTTGGCGTCACACATGCGCCAACCGTTCTCCGAATACCAGTTTCCATACCTGCTAACAAAAGCCATCTACTTAAACACCGTCCTTAGCCCACCAGTCGTAGAAACACACACCGCGAGCAGCCAGAGACGAAATCCAAGAGAAGCCCGTATAGCGGAAGCCGTCACCAATAGGCAGCGACTCGGCCTCATCGGTCCACGTCAAAAGCGGCGTAGTCCCGTTATTCCGGAACGCCGTAATCTGCCGCGCAGCATGGTTGAACTTGATTAGCGCGTTATTGCCGTTATCCGAGTTCGCGTTAACGCTGGCCTTAACTTCGTAGTCGTCGCCCTGAGGCGAATGACCAACCACGATGTGCCACTTGTTGTTAGAAACGCCCGTCTCGAATTGGACCCCAAGCCATGAAGTCATGTTGTAGTCCGATGCCAGCACCACCGTTGACTTACCGGCACCCGCGTTAACGATATTGACGTTCACCGTCACCGAATCGAGATTCAGCGGAGCGAACCACAACACAGCCGCCCGGTCGAAGAACACGAAATCCGGACCGATAGCCCGCTTAGGATGAAGCGAAATCCAATCGTCGTAAATCGCGGCCTTACCGCCGACCTTGCGCCACCTAGGCCCAAGGATCGTCCGCTGCATATCGTCCACGTACAGAAGCGCCGTATCCGACACGTCCGTAGCAGGCGCATCCGGAAACCGAACCTCCCGCCGCGTGACCGTCCCATAACGAACCATCACCGGCACACCGGTCTCATCCGGCGTAACGAACAGCTCAAACCCCGCGCCGTGCGGAATGAACTCAATCTCTGTCGGCTCAGCCTCAAACAGCAACAGCTCCGGCTTAACCGTCCCCTCAAGGGTTGCGATCACCGCGCCCGTCGACTCGTAGAACACCACGTAAGCGGTGCCCGACTCCGGCCAATAGTCGCCCGGCTTACCGCGCAATTCGTACTTAAATCCTGATCCCCGCGACATGGGGATCGTGCTCAATACAGCTTCGTGCTTCACCTAGAGCACCCGCCCTAGGTGAAACCGCACGAAAGCCTCGGAAGCCGCCAGCCAATTCCAAACCCTGTGCTTGAAAGTGGGATGGTCAACACTGCGGTCGCCGCAGGCAACGCAGCGAACCTCCGGCTCCCCCGCGTGATCCATAATCATTGGACCCCCTCTATTTAGTTATTAAGCGGCCTTAGCTCACCGCCGCCGTCTTAGGTACCGGCGCGACCTGAACCCACCTATCGGCAGCGGCCACCACCACGGACCTATCCGAATCGCCAACCACGGCCACACGCTCAACCTCGGTAACACCGACTAAGCGGTAATCGCCATCAGCCTTAATTAGGCGCAGCTCGCCCCTAACCTCCACTAAGCGTGGATTCTCGGGCACAACCGCGTGCCGGTCATGGAAAGGCACCACCACAATTTCGCGGACCGAACCGAAATACACCGACGCGTTAGCAACCAGCTCCAAAACGGCATCAATCCCGTAACTCGCGGACAACTCGCCGTCCGTAAGCGCGCTAAGCGAAAGGTCGGCCTCTACGTACTGCGTGCGCCGCATCGCCGCCGTAGTCGTCACCACCACGGCCAGCCCTGAGCCAGCGACCGGCCCCGAAGAAACCTCAGCCGTGCCGACCACCGCCACAGGCAGGTCGGCATCAACCGGAGCGTCCCGCTCCCCTACCGCGACGAACGTGGCGTTAACCACCAAGTTCGCCCGCACTGCGCCCTCGTAAAGCGCGGCTGCCGTAGGCGACACGATGGCCTCAAGCCCAGCGCCCACGTCCTGGCCCTGCGACATTTCGCCGATAGGTGAAACATCGACCGCCAGTAGGCCGCTAATCCCCTGCAACTGCGACATATCCGCCGACAACTCAGCGACCACAGGCAGGGCCGCATCAGCCACGCTGAACTCCGTCACATCTGCCCACGTATCCGCCGCCAGCGACAGCACCGCAATTCCATTCAGGGTTTTCATGCCAGAAGCCGTGAAAGCCACGTCAAGGAACAAATCGGTACTACCCAGCGCGTCATACCGGGCCGCGTCGTCTGGGTCCGCAGAGACGCTTAGAGACGCCTCTATGGCCTGCCCATGCGAAACCGCAGCCGGTGAAACCACGTCGACCACCAAAGCGGCCTGAGCTACAGCCCGCAGCGTGGCAGACGCCTCCGTAGACACCGCCAACGCCAAATCCGCCTGGCCGTCGTAGTCGATACCGACCCGATAGGCATAGAAGAACACCCTGCCAGCGCCACCGACACCACCAGACGAGCCGGTGCCGAACAGGGCACCGCCGCCACCTTCGCCACCACCACCGGGCGGATTACCCGCCGCGCCAGTGCCGCTTGGATTATTCGACGCACCGGCCTGCGCGCCACCGGTATATGTCTGGCCGTTAAAGATCAAGTTGCCCGGCGACTTGCCATACGTAAGGTTGCCGCCAGCAGAGTTAATCCCCGAGCCGCCTGATCCCCCGGCTGCCGAAAGGCTAAGCCCGCTCGCCACCGCAGTAGACGCGTTACCCGCGCTGCCCGAGCCATTGCCGGACCCACCGCCCGAACCGCCAGTCCCGACGACGCCCGTAATCTGCGTAACGCCAGACGGAATATCCACCCCACGCTTAAGGGTCAACGACTGCCACGTACCGGCGTTACCGCCCTTGCCGTCACCGTTGCCGACGTTAGCGCCGCCAGCTCCACCACCGCCGCCACCAATCGCAACAACGTCGACATGCGTAGCCCACGACGGAATGTTGTACGTATAAGCCCCCGTCGCCGAAAACGTCGTCAGCTCACCAGGATTCTCCGGTTCACCGCCCTCAGCGGGCACTAGACGGGCCGCAGCCCCGGCATACTGATCACCGGAAGTGGTGCGGGTGCCACTAAAAGCAACCAACGCCGCGCCAGGTGCGTCACCGAACACGCCGTAAGCGCCGCCACCAGAATCGACAGCGTTAACGACCTGCCGTTGCGTGCCGCCGCCGGTAGCCGCCCAGCTAGTAACCGTTCCCAGAAGAGTCACCCACGCGTGGACGACAACCTCGCCAACAGCAGCGGGGACAGTCATTCCCAGCCCAGCCCCTGAGCCAGTCCCGTAAGTCGCAGTAGTAGCACCGAAGCTCGCCACCCCGGTATACGAGATAGCCGCAACCCGCAGCGACCAAGTGACATTCGCCTTGGAGAACGCGACCGTCTGCACCCCCGTAGGCGGGTTAAGCAAACCGAAGAACGCCACGCCACCGAAAGTGCCTGCGTTAGTGCCGATATGACCCAACAGAGTCATAGTCTGCCCGCCGTAGGTGCAGGCCAAAGCCTCGGAATCGCCATTGCCCCAAGGCTGTTCATTACTCGGCCCACACCCACCGACGACCATTACGATTACGGCGCGGTTAGAACCGTTAGCCGTATGAGTGGCAGTCGCAGTCCGCCCAGAGGCGGTAATACTCCCAACAGTGGCCGCGTTGAACGCGATAGCCACTTACGCCGCCAGAGCGCCCAGCGACAACCCGCACGTAGTAAGCGTCAACGTGTCACCCGACTGCACATTCTTAGACGCAGCCAGCACCGCCGACCACAGAAAGTTGCCGCTGGTCGACGCGTCCCACACGCTGATATGGGTAATCGTCTCCGTGGCCGTCATTGTCCACGAAGGGTTAGTGCCCGTAAGCGCAATTGCACCCGAAGCGGGAGCCGCGAACGTCGCAAGCGCCCGCGTCGTCACCGCCGAAAGGTTCGCCGTACCAGCCCCGCCGGGATCGCCCTTGTGTAGCTGAATATAAATGCCAGACGGCGCAGTGAAGGCCGTACCCCGAAGGATACCAAGCCACTTATTCGCCAGGTTGACCGTGTGAATCCCGACCGTCATTACTGTCCTCCATATTTAGTTGTGTATTAGCCGGAGTGACCTCCGCAGTGGCATAAGCCACCAGCGTGAAAACCGGATTCGTCACTACTTCTCCTTAATCTCAATCGTGATCGACCGGTCACCCTCACGCCCGCCGTTAGTGACCACATGCACGCTAATGTCGTAACGCTGACCCGCAGTGCCACCAGAAATCCAGATGGTCGTAGAACTAACAGTGAAAGAAGTGGAATCAACCGTGATACCGGTAGCCGGAGTAGCCGTAACCTCGGTGATCGTGTCACCCTCAGCCAGCCACTCCGACCAATCAATCGTGTAGTCCAAAACCTCATCTGGGTCTTGTGTGAACTTCTTAAGCGACACTTAGCCCCCCTTTCTCGGCCCTAGTGCGCTTAAGGGTTGCCTCGGCAATCTGCTCACGAACCTCAGCGCTCGCCGAAACAATCGGTTCCTTAATAGATGGCTTCTGCGGAACATCGTCAGGAATAGCCTCCGTGCCCTTATCCGGCACGTAAACACCCATCCTGCTTAGTTGTCCTGAATCACCCAATTGTCTACCTGCCCCCCATTAACGCCACTCGCGCGCTGAATCTGAATCTGGAAATACCGGAACTGGACACCCTTATCTAGCAAGTTGCCGCTATCCGTCCATGACAGCCCGATAGGCTGATCGTTAAGCAACACGTTGTACGTCTTAGACGCCGGGTCATACGTAAACGTGTACTTCCCCGCGTTATTAGTCCGAAGAACCTGCGCGCGCACCGTCACCGTCGTACCGATCAAAGTCTGAATAGACACACCGGACGCACCGACAGCTAGAACCGCCGACACGTTGTTGTTACGGCCACCCGCGCACATAAAATACACCTGGCCCGTACCGGCAAGGTTTGAAACCTCAGCCGTCAGCTTGAACTTGTCCGTAGCCAGCGGATGGATATACAAAGCCTGCTGGAAACCGTTAGTGGTCCCGCCATACGACAGCTTGTTATTAGTGATAACCAGATCGCCGTTATCCGTCTTACTGTGGTTCCATAGATAGCCCAGTTCAGGACGGTTAAAGTCGTCGGCCCACGTGCGGGCCTCTGGAATATCGGACTCCTCAGCCGCCAGCATCAGCCACGGCGTGATACCCGACGTAGCGATAATCGCAGCCGATTCCGCAGCCGTATACGAAGTCTTATTCGTATCGGTAGCGTTCGTCGTCTCCCACTGAATCTCCGGCACACCAGTGCCCCACGCCAGGCCACGCAAACGAGGCACAACGCTAGGACTCGACGTGTTCTTAATCCGCAGTAGGTACCGCTCACCCCGACGCGCAACGATCCGGAAGTCCGTCCACTGCAACACCAGAAGCTTGCTCGAACTAGTGATATATGACGAGATATCCGTCTGCGTCAGCCGATCCAAACTGCCGCCCGGCTGCTCGCGGTAAACCTCGAAATACACCGTCCCGGCAGGAACCGGCGTCGTGTCCGCAAAGATCACCATGCCGAACTTGGAGAACACCGTATCCTCAGCCGCCGTGACGAACCCGCCCAAGCTGCCGTTCTGCTCACACGCCCAAAACGGCGCGATAGCGTAAGCGTCGTCCGTAGACCCACGAATCTCATGCGAGTGCGCAGTCCCCGCCGTAGCAGGCCCCACCGTCTCCGCATACACCGTGAAATCCGAATGCAGGATCGCCGGATACGTCACTGCCGAAATTGGGTAAGCCGACGCCCACGCGGGCTGCCGCTGCACCGAGCTAGTAGACGAAATCGTTAGGTTCTGCTGAACAATCTGGTCCGTCTCAACACCCTCGCGGTAACCCGTAAGGATCGACACCAGATCAGCAATCCCAGCGCCCACAAGCGGAATGCCGCGAATAGCGCCGATGATGCCCTCAATGACCTGCTGAATGGTGTTGTTAATGCCGTTAAGCGCCGCTTGTAGACCCGTCACAAGCGTCTGCGGGATAGACCCGATAACCGACGCCGCGTTATTCCACAGATCGTCAACCAGGTCAGCCAGCCACCCCAGCGCGTTACCGATATCGGTAACCACACCAGTCATAAAGTCGGTGAGTGTCGCCAACGTGCCACCAGCCGCACCGGTAATCGCCTGAATGATCTGCTCAAGAAAATTGCCGAGCGTCTGGAAGCCGCCCATGATCGTGTTAAAGAAGAACTGCAACGCCGGAGACAGAGGATTACCGGCATTCTCAATCGACTGCCGGTGCTCAGCCTCAACATTCTCCTGCGTCCGCTGTGCAAGCGCCGTAACGGTATTCTGGATTACATACTTGGGATCATCTAGACCCGCTGAACCACTAGGCAGACCCGCCATCAACCGCCTCCGTTTCCGGAGTTACCTCCCGGTCCTGACGCTCAGCCAGACGGCTCTCCATCCGCGACCGCGCCTCATTAAGACGCTCGATCTTGCTAAGCAAGTCCTTAGTCGCTTCCTCAAGCGCTTCCTGGTGCTTCTCCGGAGTCACCGCCGCAACCTTCGCCGCGATCTGCGGGAACTCCTCAACCGCCATCTGGGCAACGTCGCCCATAATGTCCTCAGGCTTGATATCCGTAGTGCCCCAAGCCTCAAAGTTGCGCGTCGGCCCAGTACGAGGACTAACCCACTTGGTTTGCTTGTCCTCATGCCAACGGAACCCGAAATCCCAAAGCATCTTCGACAAGCCCGCGAAACACTTAGCGGGAATCAAAGGCTGATTCGGGTAACGCTCGCCACGAGGGTCAGGTACCCCCGCAGCGAACGCCCACGCCGCAAACTGTTCCGGATTCTCCATGTCGCAATCGTTCTGCGATAGCATTACTCGACTCCCCCTAAGCTGGCCTTAACCCTGAACAAGGTGAACGCCAACGTTGTTAATTGCATCTAGGAACTTCTTAGATAGCCGCGCCAACCGCTCGCCGACGCTCATATTCCGCTGCGACTTACCGGCCTTAATGACCCACGCGTACGGCTCCCCGTCGCCGGAGTTATCCCACTCCGGAATCATTTCCTCGACCTGGTTAACCCAGATAATGTCCTGCACGCCCGGCGAATCCACCGTCGTACCGATCCGGTGACCGATATCAAAGTGCAAGCCAGGAATGGCCCACGAATCATGCAGCGCCACTAGATGAGTCGTCTCCGACTTACCCACCAGGAATCCACCACGAAGTGCGCTAAGCGCAGCCAGAGACCAAGAGTTATTCTCGGCACCGGCCTGGTACAGCTCCCAGTAGTGCATCCAGCCAAGCGCGTTAGCTCGCCCAGTGTTCTTCCATTGCAGCCAGGCCGCGATGGTCCCCACCAGGAACGGCATAATCACATCAGCCGCGATACTGCCCAAGCCGGAGAAACCGGCCAACAGGAAATACCCGATAAGCGCGCCGGTCGTCTCAATGATGAGCTTCGCAATAGCGTCCGCTGCCGGATTATCGCCACCCACCACGACGGAAACGTTCTTAGACGGACCCCACGACATGTCAGACGACGTAATCGGCGTCCACTCGCTATCACGGATGACTAGCCACGGCTGCTTAGCGATAGTGCCCAACCAACCGGACTGGTAATACTCGTCCGGATGCAGCGTCGAGTCCTCCCCGACTTGGTTAAACACGTCCTCAACGAACCCACCGCCGTACGTGATCAGCGACCGCGCGAAACCGTCAAAGGCCGTGCCAGACAGGAACGTGCCATCGAAAGCGTGCGCGTTAGAGTTATCGACAACCTCGAACACCAGCGCGCCGTTCTTAACGCGAGTGCCGTCCGCAATGCCCATCAGGCCGTCCGCGACCTCGCCATCGTCGGTCAAGATTCGCCGGTACGTCATCGTGAGCTGGCAGTCATCCAGCGCATCAGCGATAACCGCATCCACCGGATTCATGCGCGCAGACAGGAACGTCCACATAGACGAGTCGTCCAGTAGCCAAGGCGAACCCTTGATATGAACCTGCCAATCGGACCAATCAAGAATCTGGTCCCATTCCTCAGGGTCGAACGGGTCATCTGGCAATTCCCAAAGGTTCCCCTCGACCCTTAGCAGGTTAAGAAGAATGAGCATCGAGATAGCCCACTTACTAGGGCCAGCCAGCATGAACATACGCGGGAACTGGAATACCGGAATCGGCAGGAACGGATTAGGAGGACACAGCAGATATTGCAAGTAAGTGAGGTCGTCCTGAAACGTCATCTCAAAATACTTTGCGCCATCCTCAGTGGTCTTAATGTTCCACTTATCCAGCAACCCCGACCAGCGCTTAGCGCCGCCATAGAAGTCCACCGTGATCATTACGTTCTTCTGATAGCGCGCATCCTGCGGCAAACGCTTAAGGAACAACGCGATGTAATGATCGTCTCGGATTTGCAACACGCCCTGAGTGGCCGTGTTGTTCTTGAACGGGAATGAACCCTTAATCGTGTCCGTAAAGTCGACACGCCCGACACAGACAGCGCCATGACTATTCTCTGGATCGTTAATCCAAATCCGGATTAGCGGGTGCGCCTTCCGCATCGACTCATGCCGACCGCGCCAATAGTCACAGGACTGATCAATTTCCCAAAGGTCACTGTCCTGCCACATTTAGTACACCGTCCGAATCACATGCGGACGCGACCACGGACGCGAATACCACTTAGGAACTGTTAGCTTGAAAGCGCCGCCGTTCTCAGACCCCGGCTCAGTCGGCTTAGCCTTGAACCCGACCGGAAGTTCACCGCTCTTACCCGGCATCAACGGGTAAAGCAGATCGTTGCCCTTCCACCTGTGCTGAACAGGCGCATCGTTAGCGGCCACAATCGTCTGGACACGCGGGTCTGAATCGACCGTGATGTGCTCGCCCTGCTTAAGCTCAGGCAGCACCAGCGTTCGCCCACGGTCCATTTCGCCGCGCGCAAACATGTCGTTTTCCCACGAAAAATCAGGAATCGTCCACGTACCAGGCGCAGTGAACGTCCACCGCAGCCACACCGGCACGTCACCGTTATTGGCGACGAACACCGTCGTACGGTCCGCAAGGTTCGGCGTTTTCCAGATGAAAACGTCCGGCTCACTCACCCAATACGGGAACTCAGCGACCGTCGTCATCATCACTTCGCAGTCGCCCGTAAGGAATGGGTCTTTCGACCCGTACGCCTTAGGCTCCTCTAGAAGCCGAAGCTTAAGGTTCCTAATGCCGTCGCTAGTCTCGACAGTTAGCGTGCATTCCTCGTCGTAATCCCAGGCCCACCGCCAACGCGAATCGACCGTGGCCCACGTATCAGGGTCGAAACCCTCATGCCCAACCTGGACAGAGAAAATGACCTCACGCCGACGAACACGCTTACCGGCGTACTGCTCACCAAAAGGGCCGGGCGTCCACAGAGTCTTAACCGGCGCATCAATAAGATTCTGGACATTCGGGGAAAGGGTGACACCCTCTCGACCCGCGCCAGCGCCCGACAAGCACCAGGTAGAACCATCCCGACCCGTCAAAGTAATCTTGACGTAATCGCTCACTATTCAGTTGTCTTTCTAACGAGAAAGCCCCGCCCGGCCACCGGAGTAAAACCGGCATTCGAGCGGGGCTAACCCGTCCTTAGAGTGTTTACTTCATCGGCAGAAATGGAACCTGCGTCTGAGCTTCACGCCTCTGCTGACCCTGATAGAACTGGTCATAAGAAGCCGTGTGGATATCGCCATAGTTGTTAACCACAGCCGGTCCACCCAGACCGCTACCCTGAGGCTGCTGAGGCAACACCGGAGCGCCATACGCGTTAGGTGACGAACCACCAGACAGCGTGCCCACCAGCAAGCTCGACAGAATGTTGACAGCGCCGCTAGCGACCTGCCCCGCAATCTGCGCGCCCGCCTGAATACCAGCACCCGCCGCGCCACCGGCAGCACCAGCCCCCGGCGCACCCGCAGCACCAGCCGCGCCAGCGCCCATAGACGCCGCCGTAGCAATCAAGCTGCCCACATGCGCAAACCCCGACTGAATACCCTTGCTCAAAGCAGGGTTGTTGTGGTCAAGGTTCGTCGGCGCGCGGCCCGCAACAGAACGCGGATCAACACCCGGCGTAGCGCCCTCAGGCGCAGCCGCACCCGGCAACTGCCCACTCGACCCAGCACTAGTGCCAGACAGAGCGCTACCAAGCCCACCAAGCGCCTGTTCTGCCGTCTCCGTAGGGATGACAGGCTGCTCAAGCGGCGGAGGCGCAGCCAGATCACTAGGCGCACCATTCGGCGCAGCCGTCGCAACCGGCGGCGGCGGAGCTGGCTGAGGATTCGGCAACGGCGTAACCGGCGGCAACGGCATACCACCCGGCGCGAAACCCGGCAGCATAGACGGATCAATCTTGCCCGAGTTAATAGCCTCAAAGAAACCCCGACCGTACTTAGCGACCGAATCCGCACGCGTGATGAACTCACCGTTACTAACCCGCGCAAGCATCGAATCCGAACGGCCCGTTCCGGCACCGCTCAGGAACCCACCACTAGCGAAGCTAGGCAACGGGAAGTACGCCCAATTCGTGAACTGCGGATCGTTATAACCCGAAGCGCCCGACCCAACCGCAATCGGCTTACCGTACGTACTCGACTCAATGTTCCGGCCATCCGGCAGCGTTGCCGCCGTATGCGAAGCATTCCAGCCAATCCGGTACGTACCCGGTGGAGCCTGCGACGGATCGCTAATGATCACGCCACCCTTAGCCGGAATGGACTGAGCGAACCCGCCAGTACCACCGGTACGGCCAGAGAACGGCTTACCGTTAAGCGCGTCGGCAACATACATCACCAGACCCGAGCAGTCCGTACCATCAAGGCCCGAACCACCCCACACGTAAGGCTTACCCGCCATCAGCTCAGCCATATTCGCCGCGCGCTGGGCAGCCGGAGACACCGACGCACCATTCAGCGTTCCCACGAATGGGTACTGAGTCTGCAAGTCGGTCGGGTAACCATCAATGATCTGCTGAACCTGAGGATCAGCGTCACGAGGCTTACCCTTATCGTCCTTATCGCCACCCGTTAGCCCGGTAAAGATTCGCTTACCGATATTGACGTACGTCGGATCAATGCCGAAGAACCCCAACACCGCGCTAAGCAGAATCTCCCCGATCTGCTGCAAAATGCTGACCGGCTGCAACTCATCAGGCAGACCAGACAAGCCCATAGGATCAGTCGCACTAGGCGTCAGACCTGGATTAGGGACACTGCCCGGCATACCCGCCTGAGGCGTAAGCCCCGGCAGAGCCAAACCAGCAACAGTCGGCGTCACACCCGGCCCTGGCGTAGCACCCGTCAAATGCGGGACACCGTTACCCGGTCCCGGCGAACCACCCAGACCGTGAGCCGGATACGCAGGCGAACGCGGATCGGTCGGCGGCACATTAGGCCCGCTCGACTCCCCCTTGTCGCCGTCGACCCCAGGCTTAAGCGGACGCTGCGTAGCTGACGCTGGCGCAGCACCATACTTGCCGGTCATCGGATCGTAGAGACCAGGATTCGTAATGTCCGGCATCGGAGGCTTAGGCAGCATGTCCAGCGGCGTCGGCGCATCGAACGCGCCCGGCGGCGCAGCCGGAACCGGAGCTAGCGGCTTAGGCGCAAACCCACTGACCGGCAACGGATTCGGGTCGAACCGACCACCACCGGCAGGCGCAGGCCCACCAGGCGGCAGGAACAGATCAACCAGACCACCGCCGTCAAAGCCAGGTAGCAGAGCCGGATCAATCTCGCCCCGGTTAAGAGCGTGAAAGAAGTCCTGCCCATACTTAGCCACCGAATCGGCCCGAGTAATGAACTCGCCGTTAGACACCCGCGCCAGAATCGAGTCACTACGACCCGTCCCCGGCCCACTGAACAGTCCACCCGTAGCCGCCGTAGGCGCAGGCTGCAAGTACAGCCCCGCACGGTCCGCGTCAAGATGAATGATCGTGCCGTCAGCCAGCTCCTCGAACCGGCCACCGTTCTTCCGGATGTTCTCAACCAGATCAGGATGATTGCGCTGAATGTCACGGAACGGCATGTCAACGCGCACGCCAGCCTTACCCTGGCCCCCAGGCTCGTAATACGGCGTAGCCGAACCGAGACCCGCGAACGGGTTAGGGACGCCCGGCTTAAACTGCGCGCGGCCCGTAACGGCCTCGTTGTTCGACCGCACTTCCGCGCCAACCTGCAACGCATGGTTAGTGTCATCCATGACGAACCGGCTGATATTCGCGCCCGCACGCGCACGCTGAGACAGACCCGGCGTGTCATCGTTACGCGACCCCGGCAGCCACGACAACGGATTGTCATAGCCATACAACAGATCGCTCAGCGAGAACGAAGCCCCCGACCGCTCAAACAGCTCCCGCGCCTGGTTATCACCAGTAAGCGCCCGAGCCAGAACGTCGTTAGTGATCTGAGCTTCCGGCTTCCGCTGCTTGTTAAGCAGCTCAAGGAAATTCGCGTCATCCTCACCGATAAACGCAGACAGCGGCTTAGAGTTCAGCTCGTCAAGGATCGCCCGCCGCGTCGTTCCGATAACCTGGTCGCGCGCAGCCTGATTCGTCGGCGTCAACGCCTGCCCGAACAGCTCCCGATTAATGTTGAACTCGCTCTGAGCCAACCCCGGCAGGTCACGCGGAGCCGCATCCGTCTCGTTAGGATCAACGAAACCACCAGCCCGGCCCAACTTCTCAGCCAAGCCCTGCTGCGTCAACGACCCCGACAGCGCATCCATTTCAGTACGAAGCCGAGCAACCATGTCCGCGTGGTAAGCAGTCGACTCAGCCGCCTCCTGCTGCGCATTCACGTACTCGTAGAGCAAAAGAGAAGCCACCGCGCTCACACCCAGAGCAATAGGACCACCCACCGCCATAAGGCTGCTGAACTTCGACGCCTTACCGTTCGCGCCACCAGCACCATCGCCGAACGCCCGCGACACCATGTCAAGCGCGCCGCTCATCAAGCCCAGAGCAGTCTTAATGCCAGTGATCATCGGCTGCAACGTGCGCCAACCCAGCCACGCAAACAGGATCGTCTGAACTAGACCAGGATGCTCCTTAAGGATCGTCGCCGCCGTGTTAAGGAACGGCAACAGCATGTCAGCCCACCGCTGAGCCGCATCCTGCACATTCTTGAGAATCCCCGGAATCTGCTCCAACGTCGGACGCCACTTCTGAAACTCAGCACGCGCCTCGTAGAAGAAATCCTTAAGCTTCTTCTGCCCCTCGGCGCTCTTGAGGAAATCAGCCAGACGCTTAGTACCGTCGCTAAGCAACTCAAGTAGGCCGCGGCCTCCCGTGCCAGTGAACGCCTCGCTGACAGAGTTCATGATCGAACCGATATTCAGCAAAGTGTTGCCCAGATCGGTTAGCGCGTTAAGGCCCTTGTCGATCCACTTATCTAGTCGACCGTCCTTATCAGCCGCCGTCACGAAGTTCTCAAACCGCGTCATCACATCGCCGAAAGCGTCAGATAGGCGCGGCAGGGAATCCGAGCCAGCCGCCGACAGCCGCAGCACGCCCCCGATTAGGGGATCAATAGCCCGGCTGAATAGATTCTGCGCCTCCTCGGTGTTGCCGAAAATGCGCTCTAGGAGGCCCCGGTTCTGGGTGTCACCCAGAGAAGCAATCGCGGTCCGCAAGTTGCCGTTAATGGCCCCTGCAATGCCCGACAACCCACGTTCAAGCAGAGGTAGGCCCGTACCGGCCAAGCCCTCGATATCAGCGCCCAGATTGGCGAATAGGCGGTCCTGAACCTCAGAGCGAAGCTCATTCCATGCGCCGCTCAACCCGCGAACCCGATTAACGAAATCCTGAGCGTTAGGCGACAGCTTGCCCATCGCGTCCGCAAGCTCATTCATCGCAGACGTACCGCGCGCCGCATCCTCAAGCGCCACCGTCAGACGCTCAGTCGCCGCGACCACCGCATCGTTACCCTGAACGCCCTTAGCGTTAGCCTCCGCTACGTCCTGCTGTAGTCGCAGATTGCGCCGACGAGTCTCCGCAAGCTGGCCCTCAGCCCGGCGAATACCAAGCTGATCCTTCTGCATCTGAAACGCCGACTTGCCAACCTTGTCGTTAGCCTCAGCCATCGCCTCTTGCAGATTCATCATCGCTTCCGCTTCATCCAGCGGAGCGTCACGAAGCTGAGCGTTCAAATCCTCAAGATTCCGGCGAGCATCACGGATCGCGTTATTAAGGTCACGCGTCGAATCCCGCACCGCGCGGTTAGCGTCACGCTGCTGTCGCGCCGCATCCACCGAATCCTTTTGCGCGGCGGTTTGCGCCTTAAACGCATCCGTCAAGCCGCGCGTACCAAGCACAGCCGTCCCCACAGACGACGCCAAACCGGCGAAAATACCCGGCACCACCAAGGCCGACTGCGCCAGTTGCACAATCGACGTATTCAGAGACGCAAGCGCTAATCCAAGCTGATTAAGCTGCGCCATCCCCGCCACCGCGAGATTAAGCGTCAGACCCCGCCGCGCCTGCTGCTGTAGGTCGCCAATATGGCGCTTAACATTCTGGACCTCAACCCGCAACCGGATCGGTCGCCGCTCAACAGACTCCCTAGCAGCCTGAATCTCCGCCAGCATTTCAGCCGTATTGGCCTCAACCTTGACCTCGACAGACTCGCGCACCGTCTGGAGCTGCGCCCTTAGCTTCTGGTGAAAGCTATTGGCACCCTTCCCAAGCGTGGGCACCATAAGTACCCCCGCTTGGGCGGCAATGTATTCAGCCACAGTGCCTCCTCTATTAAGTTGTTATTCAGTTATGTGGGGAACTACAGGTAGTTCCACTTAGCCGCCTCAACGCCACGCGCCAAAGCAGCCTCTAGACCCGCATTGACCTTCTGCTCCTTACGACGCTTACGCTCCCTCTCAGCCGGAAGCTCAGGACGCGGATACGGCTTGAATTGATCAGCCTCACGAATCCGCCCGGCCTGCACCTGATCAGCAATGAAGTACAGCGCCTCAATCTCCGGCGTCCACCCAAACAGCGGCGGCTTACTCGCCTTCCAAAACTCATCGGTAGCGTTAGCTTGCAGCTCGATCACATCAGGGTCTTGCAGGTACATCGCCTGCGTGTAAGAGCCACGGATTTGCAGCAAGGTTTCGTAGAACATGATGAACTGATCCCAGTTCCGACGTGACGCATAACGAGCGCCCATGTCGTCCCCGTACCGCTCCTGGCAATAGCCACACCGGCACGGCGCTGCGAAGTAGTCAAGGGCATTGACGTGCAGAATCGTTTGGAAATCCCAACAGATCGCACGCCAATACCGCTCAACAATATCCGCAGCGTAGATTACTTTCCCGAGTCCTTATCCCCGAAAAAGTGCTCGTTGTACTTAGCCATGAACGCGTTCCACACCTGAACCGGCTGTGGATCGAACAGCTCCATAGCGCGCTCATAGTCATCACCGAAGATGATGCGCTGGGCCTCTTCCTCGGTGGTCGCCTTAATCAGCGCGTTAGCCTGCTTCTTAGTCGGGTTCTTAACCACTAGACCAGGCGCAACCGGCAGCGGATCAGGCACCCGCACCGACGCAATCAGATCAGCAAAAAGCGTACCCACCAGCTCGTTCAGTTCCTTGTTTTCTTCCATAAGATTCTTTCCCCCTTAGATAATTCAGACAACAAAGGGAGAGGGGAGCGAACCTAAGCCCGCTCCCCTCATTCCCCCCAAACTGCGACTAAGCAGTAACGGTCACCGTGGCCGTAGCCGTCAGAGACCCCTTCTTAGCCGTGATCGTCGCGGTACCCGCCGCAACACCGGTCACAAGACCGTTAGCCGAAACGCTCGCCTTAGTAGGATCGCTCGACTCAAAGGTGCAATCCGGCGTGTAGTTAATGCCGTTGTCACCCTCAACCAGAAGCTGAGCCGTATGGCTCGCACCCGACGCCACCGTCACAGACGGAGCGGCAGGCGTGATCGTCAGAGCGGTAAGCGCCTGACCGAAGCCAGCCGTAGCCACAATGTCGCGCCAGCCCGGCCCCGCGAAGCCCTGAGCCACCGAGTAGCCCACAACATCGTCACGGAACGCCTTAAGCGTCGGCTTGTACTCAATAACGTTGTCGTCATTGAGCGTCTGGTTATCCAGCCGATCCAGCTTCACCTTCGGCATCAGCCAGTAGACCCAAACCTCACGGTCATTACGGTCATCCAGGCCAACCAGGATCGCCCGGTAGTAAATGTTCTTAGGCACCTTGGGCGCTTCCAGAACAATGCCACCGAACTCCGAAGGCTGAACGTCCGAGAAGTCCTGAGTCCAGATCAGCTCAAGCACGTTGCGCTGGTTCTGGTACATCGAGAAGTCGAACGTCGTGGTCCGCTTATTGATAATCGTGCGGATCGGCTCAGGCTCGCCGTAAGCCTCAATATCCTTCGAGTCGAACTCGTTACCGAGCGTAAGACCCGCCTGCTTCTGGAAATGGCCCACAGACTTGTATCCCGCAGGAATTTCCAGTGACCCGTCAATGGCAGACTCAAGCGTCAGCGCCGGAGTGACCGAATACGGGGCCAGAAGCACGGTAAGGTTTAGAGGCGCAATCGCTAGGTCGGCCTGCGCATCCTTAATCGTGTAAAAATCAGCCATATTAAGTTGTCCTTATTTAATTGTTCGCTACGGACTACCCGTCAGCCCATGCCACAAGGCATAGAGGAACTGCTTGTAGTTCTTAGCGGTTTTCATCGACACAGAAACTTGGAACGTCGCCGTAATAACGCGGTTGTCGATCCTCTGATTCGGTGTTAGCAACTGCGGCCCGGCCACCTCTTTATCGCAGCGAATCTGCGCCGTGTAGCCGTCAGCCATCTTGAACTTGTCCCCCTGCATCGGCAGCAGGATCGAACGCACGAAGTTCATAAGCTCCCACGAATCATCGCGCGAGCCAGTAACGGCCATGACCTGCAACTGGCACTCGTCCTTACGGGCGTCCCAGTCGACCTGCCCCCCCGGCATCCGGAAGAACCACAACGTAGGGTCAGGGTCCGCATTATCAAGCCAGTCGTCGGGCAACCAACACCCCGACTCATAATTCGGCAGTAGTTTCGTGAAAATGTCGATAAACAGGTTCTCGATGTTTACGAAATTCTGTTCGTACCAATCAGGCAGAACCAAAGCCATAAGCCCCCCTAAGCGCCGTTCTTCGCCTTAACGACAGCGACGGCCTTCTTCAAATCCTTATGCGCAGGGAAATCCCAGCCCGAGGGCGGATTACCACCGTCGCCGTGCTCATGGAGAACGCCGTAAAAGAACAGGTCGCCAGGATTAGGGTTACGTGGACTGTGCCACGTCGACACAGCCGTCTCGCCGCCAACAGTGACGTGCGAAACCCAACGGTCATTCTTCTTACCGCCAATGATCGTTTCCGCACCGGCAGACGACATAAGCTTTCCGGACCGCTTAGCAACACCCGCACGATAAGCAAGCACGACCTCCTGGCCGATAATGCTCATCAGCAATTCCATCTCAGGGCCAAGCAGAAGTTGCGCCAAACCACGGTTAGGGTTCGGAATCTGAATGTCAGTAAGCCTGTGCCCAATCGTTGTGCCAGCCGCAGGCATTACCCATTCACCGCCTCCACCTGAAACACCATGTAGCCGAAATCGAAACCATCAAAGGCGTGCCCCTGATCCCACATCGCATGACCCACGACGGTGTAAACCTCGCCGTTAGCACGCTCGATACGATCCCGAGCCTTAACGTCCGCGCCCCGCTTCACATACAGCTCCGCAGTCAGGCTTGAACTCTCACCCTTGAAGTTCTGCTTCCGGCCAAACTTGTTGGTGCTGGTCCCCGGCCCCCACGCAAAGATGCCCTTAACAGTGCCGTGAACCTCTTTGTTCGGATTGCCATACTTGTCCGTGTCGCCCCGGCGAACGGTTAAAGTCTCCTCATTCACCAGGGCACCACGTCTCCGTAGCCTTCGTCCTCGCTACAGAACGGGAACAAACCGTCCCCATATCGAATAAAGGCCGTCTTACCGGCCCAAGGCCGTCCTTCCTCGCCGCGAGAAGTGCTCACCGTCTGTAGTCCCCCGCTGCGTCGGAAGCGCTTAAGGATCGCCATTTCAGCCGGGTAGAAAAACCCGTCCGGTGGCTGGGAATACTGGACGTTGAACGGACCCATCTGCCGCGAGATAACGCGGTCAGGGTTCTTAAGCTCCCGGCGGGACGCCTGCAACACAACAGCCCGCACATCGTCAGGAACGTCGGCGGGGGCGTCGGGCCACGCTCGACCCGACACCGCCCGCGCCCACGAAGAAACAATGTCTAGAACAAGCTGGGCCTGTTCTAGCTCATCGCCCTCGAACGTCTGAGACATGAGGGTCTGCAAGTCCTGAATGGACGCTAGACCCGCCATAAGAGCCTCGACTACGGAACGGTGACCGTAGCGGTAGCCGTCTTAGCCGCGCCACCCTGAGGCGGAACGTAAGACGCCGTGATCACCGAGGTACCCGCAGCAACACCCGTCACCAGGCCAGAAGCCGAAACGGTCGCGTTGCTGGCCGTGGCCGACTGGAACGTGCAGCGAGCCGTCACGTCCGTGCCGTTGTCGTCACGAACCTTGAGCTGGCGCGTACCGGTCCGAGTCGCAAGCGCGAAGTCGCCACCCACAATCGAGATACCCGAAGCGGTTAGCTGTAGCTCCACGGCGCGCACGAACGACCCGTCGACCTCCGTCACGACCTTGCGGCCAGTGAACACGTCAAGCAGGGTCCGGTCCCCAAGCTGGCTGTAGTCGTAGTCAGCCAGCCAGCGCAGAGCCACGTTGTTAGCCGAGAACGAAGCACCGGCCTTAGCGCCCTCAGGCACAACCGGCGTCCGGTAAGCCAGGATGAAGGCGGTACGGTGCCACAGATAAGCCTTGTCCGGCGCGATAGCCAGCGAACGGATCACGTTCATACCAGCCAGCCGACCCACATGGGCCTCACGCAGAGCCGAGTTAGCCTGATCGCCAGACCAATCGGCATGACGGAACTGCTTATCCTTAGCCAGGGCCGCAGCCACAGCAGAACCGACCACAAGGGTACGGCCATCGGTAGGCACGAAAGCCTCACCCATGCGCTGATCAGCCGTGATAAACGACGGCACCGTATCCGTAGGATCAATCAGAATCGTTTCCTCGTACGGAGCGCCCTCGATAAGCTCAGCGATGTAATCCTCAAGCTCGTAAGCAACAGCGCTAACCTGAGGGACAAGCACCTGCGACGTGTAATCGCGGATATCCAGCGTGCGCTGTTCATCCGTGAACTTAAGCGCAGCATAGATGTGCTTATCCAGGGTCACGCCGAATGAATGCTCGACCAGCTCAGAAGCGACGACCGAACGGTCCGTATCGCGCAGGTCGCGCCGGTTAGCCGTGGTGATGGCAGGAACGCGCACGGTAATCGTGTCATTCTTAGAGCCGCCGAAATTAGTCAGCGGGTTGGTCCACACCAGGCCAGGTAGAACGATCTCGCGCTGTAGCTGCTTCACACCAATCTCAGCGACGAGTTCCGGCTTCACGAAAATGTGTGCCATATGTTTCTCCTATTAATTTGTTATTAAGTTATTGACTGCTAATTAAGCGCTGCCGCGCGGAATATCCTTAAGAATGTCGTCGGCACTAAGCTCCAAACCGTCATCCGACTCATCGCCAGTAGACGTGAAAGTCATGCGAGCCTTAGGAGACTGAGTAGGCGGCTTCTTCTTATCGCCTTCGTCGTCCTTCTCGACCTTCTTATCGCTCTTTGGCAAGCCCTCTAGAAGATCCTCAATGTCTGCGCGAATATCTTCCTCGGTATCTCCCTGAACCCGCTTAGCGAGCTTCTTAGGCAGACCCATTTCATCCGCGATATCACGCACAAGCTCATTACGTTCAGCCTTAGTCAGCTTCTCCGTCAGCTTGGCAAGCTCACTCTCGGCCTTCTCGGCACGACGAGTCAGCTTCTCGATATCCGAACCCTTCTCAGCCTCAAGCTTGTCGAACTGCTCAGCCTTAGCCTTGTAGTCCTCGAATCCCTCGTACTTCTTCCGCTCACGCGCCACCCGGCGCGTAACAGCCTTATCGAACTCCTCCTGCGAGGTAATCGCCTTAAACGTGTTCTCAGACTTCTCGACGGGATCGCCGCCAGTAGGATCGGTCTCGACAGGATCGTTGTTGTCAGGGTCAATATCAGACATAGAAAATTCCTTCAAAAGCCAGTCAATAAAACGCGTGACTGTTCCGCGTCCTAAGCGATGCTTAGTCTCTTAATCGAATCGTCAATAAACTTGACGTTTGGCGAATCCGCCTTAAACCCGCGAGCAAGAAGCCGCTCACGGTTCTTTTGAACGTCGGCAATAATCTTCCGGCGCTCGCTTAAATCCAGCACATCTGCGCTGTAAGGTGGGGGTGGCGTATAGTTCCGGCGAAAGTTAGCCTCAGGCGACAAATACTTGCCGTCCACGTACGTGCCGTGACCATACTGTTCCCACAAATCAAGGAAATACTTAGCGCGCTCATCCCATTTATCTTTTTCACTGAACACCGGTCGCATCGTGCATTGACAGTTGTCATGCACCTTGGCCGGGCCGTCACCGATGAACGCGCGCCTCGCGCCCTTGTCTCTATTGCTAGACCACTTAACCTCGCGGAACTTAGAACTCGACTCCGCGAACGCAGTCTCCTTGTAGTACACCGCCCCTTGTGACGCCAAGATGGCGCAGAAGTAGCACGGATTATTGTCGGTCTTACGCGCGTACCCGATAGCCCTACCCTGCTTTAAACGCCGGGGGGCTTCCCGCTGCACGAACTGCAAAACCTCCGAGCGACCGCCGTCAGTCGCCTTAGTGGCACCCACTGCCTGTGAGGCCGATTTACCGGCTTCCATCGCCTCCGACTCAGGCTTAGCGCGCGCAACTTGCCGCTTAACCTCAACCGGACCGCGAACCCGCATCGCAGTTTGAATCTCCTGCGCGGGAAATTTTACCGCCGCCTTAACAGGTGGCGTAGCGTCTGGCTCATTCGCAAACAAAGCCTGCTGCACATACTCAAACGCCGCGTCGGCTGACTCATCCCAGCCCGTCTTAATCTGTAGCGTGGTTGCGTGCAGCCAGGCCGGAGTTGACCCGTCCAGATCGCCAAAGTTAATGATCGGCCACAGCAGGGCCAACCCCGCCGCAGTCGTCGCCGCGATCTGCTCCTGACGCTCGACATGCTGAGTCGCATACCAAGCGGCCAGGGCAGGAACCGCGATCAACGGAAGGGTGGCCTTGCCCTCCCTTTCGTTCTGGTCGTCCTCGGCCACCCATCCCCCTGTTCAGTTATTTCGCCAGTTCAACAAAGCTGAACCGGACCGTTCAACTAAGCCGCCCTACTCGCCGGGTCGTTACCGTTCACCCCGCCAGACTTCTTAGGCGTCCGCTTGGACGTAGAGCTGGTCTTGCGCGCAGTCGGAGCGCCGCCACTGGCAGGCTGCGCCGGAGTCGCCTTAGCGACCTCCACAGCCTGCTTCCGCTGCGCCTCCGCATTCTGCTTAGCCAAATCCTTCTGAGCCTTAGCCTGAGCCTCCTGCAATGCCTTCTGAACATCGCCCTGCGCCTCAATGACCTGCTTTTGCGTATCAACCTCAATCTCGGCTGCGAACTCGCCGCCAGGACCATTAGCCGTCCACCACAGAAGCATCTGCGTCATCTCGTCGTCATCGTTGAAGTGCTCGCGCATCGTCTCAACGTCGGTCTTAGTAATGCCCGGAATCAGACCCCACAGGAACTCCTTAGGCATACCCAGCATCGTCGCGGCCTTGCCATAAGCGTCCACAGCCTGAGCCAGCGACCGCACCGACGTGTCCTGCCACGACACACTGGCCGTGAAGTCACGCGCGCCCGCCTCGTCGCCCTCCACATGCGCCGCGAGCCGAAGCAACTGGTTATGCGCCGACCCAAACGTCACCTGACGCTCATAGAGCTTCTGGATCGTGCCCTTAGTGGCCGCTGTAAGCGCGTCTGCCGAAAGATTGGCAAGCTGCCCATTAAGAATCCACACCGGCACCTGAGCGTTGTTAGCGAGGATTTCAACGTCCTGCGTATGCGCCGCGATGAAGCCGTCAAGGCTCGTCTCCGGCAGCGTGTAGAACTTCGCCTCATGGTTGCCGTGCATCAGAATGTCGTCCTGAGCCAGGATCAACTTCGCGCGCTGCTGCTCCTCCGGCGTAGCGTCCTCGGACAGGTCATCAATGCCAGTAGCAACCTTGACCTTCCAAGAGTTGTAATGCTGAGCCAACAGACGGTCGTAATCCGTCTTGTCGATCTTCGACGCCACCGGCACCAGATACTCGACCTCACCCATAGTGAAGCCGTCCAGGTCCATCATGTTCACGTACCGCACAAACGGGCACACACCCACACCGTGACGAACCTTCTTAATCGTCTGCTCGTTGGGGAAACTGCCCGGCGACGGCATCTTAAGCTCGTAATAGAACTCGTCCGTATACAGCCGCACCGACTTACCGTTAGCGGCAAGCTCTAGCGCATACCGTGGATACTCGTCGTTGATCTGATCCTCATACAGGGCCAACAGACGACGCGGAGACACACCACGAATCTCAGCCTGATTCTTACCGTCCCACGCCTCACCCGGCAGCACACGCGCATACGCATACCCATAGGTCAGCGCCGCCCGGTGAATCGCAATCTGACGAGACTGCATGTTGTTCGCATTCCACGTCTGCCAAGGCCCCTTAGCGTTCTCCTTAGAACCCTCAGCCCGGTAGCCATCAACAAACAACGCCTGAGTGAAATGAGTGACTACCAGCCCCAACCACGGAGTCTTAGCAAGCTTAAGTAGCGCCCGCTTCTCCCGGTTAGCGTTCTGGATCAAATAGTCCGGCTGCTCGCCGCGCGCCCAGTTAGCAATCTTGTCCAACTTGTCGCGCCGCCGCACAAACTCCGGCCACAACTCATTCTCAACGAACTTCCGAACGTCACCGTCCGAGATTTCCTCGGGAAGTTCAATAGCCATTTACACCATCCTGTACCGCTTCTTCTTAGTCATGGATTCCTCGGCCGATTCCAGGGTCAGAATCCGGTTGGCGTAAGAACACGCGACAATTCCAGTGATATCGACGTTCGTACCTTTACGAAGCCAGCCCCAGCCGCCGTGCTCAATCTTTCCGATTGGATACTTAGTAGCCCCAGCCAAACCACGCACAAGCGTTTCGTCGTCCAAGTGCGTCAGCTTCTCGCTAACAACGTCGTCGTAAAACTTCGCAGTGGCCGCTGCAACCTCCTGAGGCGTCAGCATGTGGACCTTGTAGCCAATCTGTTCAAGCTCGGCGTAAAACGCGCCAGCTTGCGCGCCAGCCTGCAAAGCGACCGCCCTAGGCGGCGTAGACGAACTGATAAGCCGCTGCATCGTCGGGATAATCCAGTTAGTGCCCTCGTCGGCCACCAGAACCTCAACATGAGACCGGCCATCCGGACGCTTACCCGCCAAGGCGATAGAAGCCCAAGCGCGGTCCGGAGCCACGTCCACACAGGCAACCGTCCACTCAACCTCCACCTGTGGCTGTTCGCCGTTAGGTAGGTCGTCAAGCTTGCAGGCTTCCCACGCATCCATTGGGATCACGGAGTTAACGCGGGGGTCATCCCACATGCCCATGTGCTCGCGGGCGAACTCAACAAAGTCCATCCCCATGAACTCGGCCTCAAGGTTGCGCAGCGTGCAGAACGGAGCGCCCAACGACGCCTGAGCAATCGGCCACAACGACCGGTCAGTCGGGTCCGAACCCTCAGGCAGCGACCACTCCGCAAAAAGCAAGTTCGGATCAGCCTGAGCAATGCCCTGGTCCCGAAGCTTCGCCAGCATTTCGGAATCCTCGGTACCGGCAGAGCTGGTAAACCACGTCTGAGGATTACGGTTAGCGCGCTGAGTCGGACCTAGAGAACCCCACTCGGCATGAGACAAGGCATAAGCCTCGTCACACACAACCAAGTCAATATCGCGGAACCCACGGCCAGAGTCGGGAGACCGGGCGATATAGCGGACAAACCGCTCACCGTCCAGATAGCCCTTCTTAGGATCGCCCTTAAGGCGGATCGACGTTTCCTCGCCGCCATTCTTAGGCCGCATACACAACTCGGACAGGTCCGGATAGTTCTCAATCCGGTTCCGGAGCGTCTGCCACGACAGGGTTGCCGTCTTAGCCTGCTGCGCCGTATGGAAAATCTTCTCGTTCAGCTCAAATAGGCCGAACAGCTCCCGAGCCTCAAGCAGCTCAGTCTTACCTTGCTGCCTGACGACGATTAGGCCCACCCGGCGGGCAGACCATAGGCCGTCGACAGTCTCACCCAGCGAGTGCCTAAACAGCGCCTCTTGCCAGGGCAGTAGGTTGTAGCCGAACGTCTCGACAAAATCGACGCCATCATCGGCCATCGACGTAAAGAACGTCGGATAGTTACTTAGACGCGGCTTCTGATTACCGGTAAGCTCCGGCCACTTCTCGGAAGGGTCCGCTACATCTGCGAATACTTGCGCCTCAAGCCGCGCCTGGTCGACCTCTTCCGCCGACAACGGCTCTGCGACCGTCATAGGCATTAGTCATCACCAAATCCAATCTCTAGAGAATCAATAACGTCAGCGACAGCCGCACGCTTAAGCATGTATTCGTATTCGACACGCTCATCGTCGGCCTCGCGCATCCACTGGCGTTTCTCAGCCGCCCTAGTCGCCGTCCACTCGTCACAACAGGGACAAACCACGCCGCGACCAGAACGAATCGACTGCATCATCCCCGGCACTAAGACGCCTTCTCGGCCTTCTTCGCCTCACGCTCGGCACGCTTCTTCGCCAGCTCGTCCCACTTGGACTCACCAGACTTCGGCTTAGGCAGCTCACCCAGCCCCATCTTGCCCAGAATGTTCGCCAACACCGTGTACTGCTGACGATGCTCAGAAATAAGCGGGTTAATCACTTCATCGCCCCGCTGGTTATACGAAAGCAGCCGACCGCCAATTTCGTCGTCAAGCTGATCTAGCCTGTCCGCGATACGGCAAGCGTTCAAAAGAAGCACCTTCGACGCCGCGTCAAGTTCCCTTTCACCAGAAACGCTGATCCAAAGATCAATCCCCGCCAAATTCAAACCAGGCGGAACAGCACCTTTAGCCGGTGCCCGCTTACGTGGTGGCATAAATCCCCCTACCCGTACTTCCTAAAGAGTTCCTTCATCGCTTTACGCTTATCCTTGCTGGCAGAGCCGAAATAATCGTCCGTGTGCATACCGTTCTTCCGGACAGCCACACCGGAAATCCGGCCCTTAGTGCGCGGCCTATCCGTGTACTGCACGCCGATAGACACATCACCCTTCGTAAACGTCCCGTACATGTGCCGAGTAGCCCCCGAAGGACTGCTAGTCATCAGCTTTTCCGAGTAGTCCCAGCCCTCTTTAGTGCCCAACTGCTGCGCATACTCCATCGCGTTGCGCGGTTTCGCCTGGTAGGCGTCCCGAGAGGCTTTCCGAGACGAACGATCACGCCCGCCGTAGTTCCGAGCGTGCGGAGCGCCACGACCGCCCATAATGACCTCCTAAGTGGGTGCGACCTGCGGTTTTGTCGCACTTTCCTGGCCTTTTAGCGGCTCTTAACCGCCGGAGAGAGAAATGACGCT